GCAGCCGAACGCTCGTACAGCATGACCTATGGCGGTGAGAGTTATTTTGCCAAGGTACAAATCGGCATCCGTTCCGCGTACTTTGAAGGCGGCAATATCGACTACAACATTGAGTTGGAGGACGAGTGGTATGACGGATATTATCTCCAAGACGGCGACACAAACTATCTCGCCCTCTGCCTGATTAACGACAAGTATCAGGACGGCCACCATGCCATCAACAAAGGTCTGGCCACCATGCACCGCAAGGGGTTGGAGAAACGCCTGACCTCATGGCTAGACAGCATCAAGGCCGATTGCGAGAAGATTGCACAGGCATGTGCTGAGGAGCAGTTGGTCAAGACAGCTCAGTTCTCCAATGGCGAGGCCATCTATGAGAGAAAGACACCGCGTACCGTACTTAAAGCAGCATTACTATGAAAAGCACGGCAAGCAAAAAGTACAAAGACGGACGCATCGTTGTTGAGGTGGACCGAGACGGATGTTCTGTCCGCTGGTTCTTTGTTGTGGGACGTGAGCCTCAGAATTACGGAGGTATGGATATTGAGTTGTATGTCGATGACACATGGCTTCCATACGAAGAGACTTATGGCCCAGCACGGTGGATGCCGAAGGCTATGGAGCCTATCATCTACGAACTATTCCGTAAGTGTGGAATGAGAAACGAAGAATGAATGTTGTGTGAACACTTGTGTCGGCAGGTGTACCATTGATAGATTTTAAGGTTGACCGAGGGGCAGCCGACAATGCCCCTTTAATTCAACCGCAAACAATTAACATCATGGAAATCAAGATAACAAAACGAGTGAAACTCCACGAGGTCAACAACGATATGTGCCACAACTTCTACTTTGGAGTGTTTGGCCAGATAATCAACGATGCACGGACACGCTTCAAGAGGTTTCACTTCGTGGTATGGTTCGACATCTTTGAGTTGTTAGAGTTCCTCGGTGAGGATGCCAAAAAGTACACCAAGAAAGACCTCATCAACTATGTGGATGAGTTGTCCGTGGGGTACACAGACCTCATTCACAGTTACGACAACTGCAAGGAGTTCTACGAAGAGTGCAACCGCAGTATTGACAATTACAACCATTAAAATCACAATATCATGGAAACAAAAGAATTTATTTTCGATGAGGACAAGCTCATCAGGGAAAGAGAAAAGTTCGTCGAGTGGATAAAGGTGTCCATCGGCAGAGAAGTCAAAACGTCATCTATCAAGATATACTGTTCGGAGGATGGAAAGTTCAATTTGCAGTATAGCGAGTGGAACCACCACGACCAGTTTATTATCACCCGCCTCTGTTATCCCAACTCTTCTATCGACACGAAGATAGAGATAAAAAGCGAAAACTACGACATAAAAATACGGCATTATTAACAACGACAAACAATAGCCATGGCAAATAAAAAAGATATGGTAACTGTTACCTGCTACGGACGTGAGGAAACTCTTTCCCGTAGCGCAGCAATCAAGAAATACAAAGAGGGTATGATGTGTTGTGAGGGTTCGGAGCGCGAACGTTACACAAACATCTATCTCCAGTTAATTGAAGGACAAACAAAATGTTCAGACCATGTTTACATGTAAAGACTTTGATTCAACGGATGCACCTGCAGAAATGGTGCAGTACATCATTGATAATGTTGAGGACTTCGAGTCTCGTTACCAACACGCACTTTCAATTATCGGACGCGACCGCTGTCCTCTGCGGATGGCAGACCCGATACTATACGATGACATCTTGGATGCTGGAGCCGATTGGATGGTTGACAACGACACATCTGACGACTCCGAGTTTCCTGACTACGACATCGAGGAAATATTTGGTTAAACCTTAAATATCAATCAAAATGAAGTACAATGTTAGATTTTACCTTCACACATTTGTAGATTTTCAAGTGGAGGCAGCAAGCAAAGAAGAGGCTATCGACATGGCCGAAAACCTCGAATACGACATGGACCAGTTGCTTGACAATATGGTTCCGGACAACGAAACGGATGTTACTGAAATCAAATAAACCTCATCTGATATGGCAGACGGAAATCCCTACCCAAAGATTTGCGATGTCGAGGACTTGTGCCACATGTTCTCGCAACCACTCAGCCAGCAGGATGCTGTTCAGGCAAAGATTGAACGAGTCCTCGACTATCTGGTGGAGTGGAATGTAATCGACCGTTACAACGCTGATGCCCTTGATTGGATATTCGGCGACAAGCAATGCAATTAGTAATTAACAAATAAAAATAGGAGATAACACAATGATACTCGCGTTCTACAAAGTAGATAATTCCAAAAAGTATGAGCGTCATACATTCGACAATTTCAGGCCAGAGACCATCATGGAAATGCTGGACGAGTTGGATGATGACGAAGTGCATTTCTTTGACACGGAGCATTATGGTTGGGGAGCAGAGCCGTCACCCAACCTCGCAGACTTCGAGGAAATGTACAACGACGAAGAGCTTGATGGTGGCTGGTGGTGCATCGTAATTAACCTCAACACCACAGCACTATGACAAAGACGGGCATCTTGGCATCGGCGCCAACAAAAGAGAAATTGCAGGAGTTAATCAACGAGTATTTTCACTCCCTTTCTCTCTTCATCACAGATGACAACCGTATCTTCAACACGTTCACAAACATGTACCTGAGCAACTACATTGTAGAACACAAACGTAGTCGCTGGTACTTCAAAATCAATACAAACAAATAAAAAAATCTATCATGGAAAACACAAAGAAAAAGAGCGCTTGCGAGTCCGCTCTCTCCAGACTCCACACATCCTTGAAAAAAAGCCATCCTTAATGAGGAGGTAAGAATGGCATTCTCCCCATCCGATGCCGATGGCTATTATGCGGAAATGAGAGTGCATTTTGGAGGTCTATACTTCGACATGACCATTGCCAAGACATTCGTCTGCTATCACAATCCCTTCGTGAAAGGTATGTTCGACAAGAAAAAAGACTTTGAGGCCCTGACGGAACTGGTCAACAAGCATGTCAAATTCCTCACACCAGAGGAGAGGGCCAAGATTGTTGCCCTACAAGCACAAATTGACGCAATCAAGAAAGGAGACCAAGCATGAAACGAGTCGTCAACGCGGTAGTCCGCATCGAATACGAACAGGACGACAACAGCTACTATGCCGATATGCCACAAGAGGAGAAAGACCATTTCGCCCTCGGTCTGGCCATTCAGCCCAACTTCGTAACAGAAGAGTGCGGCATCGGACTCCGTAACGTCCACGTCGAGCCAGTTGAGCCTCATCAGAACGTCGATTGGGACAAACTGGAGCACAATCCGGAACAAGTATTCATCAACCAATAAAATCAATCATCATGGTAAAAGAAGATTTAGTTAAAAAATACGCCCATTGCGAGACCTATTGCAAGGGCAGCGACGAGTATCGGGAGTTGGATGCGATGACCGATATGCAAATCACCGAGTTGCAGCTCGAACTTGAAAAACAGGGGTTCTTCCTGACCTACAACAATGTCGATGACTGCTACTGCATCTGCTAACAAGAAAGGAGGTTCAAAATGAAACAATACACAGTAAGATTTCTTTATACCACTCATGTGGATATTACCGTACAAGCGTCCAGCGAGGATGCAGCCCGCATCAAAGCAAACGACACAATGCTCAATATGTCGGACATGGCACTCGCCGAGAACCTGCTCAACAACCGCAATCTCGACGGTACAGAAGTGGAGGACTAAGCTATGATGAGAGTAACAAGAGCTATCGCGAAGAAAATAAAACTTCACGATGACAACACTGATACTGGAGGTATCTCGTATGCCGGTGAGACCCTTGACAACTTCATTGAGGAGGTTGGTCTTCGATACGGATTCGACATATCGAAATACAACGCAGCACTTGAAGAGTGTGGCATCAGGCGTATCACGGCGCAGGAGTATGAGAAAGCCAAGAACATCAAAGAAGAGTTCGTGCTCGTGCCAAAGAAAGATATGGATGTAATCACCGCTTGTGTTGACTGCATCCTTGACAACTATAAAGACCCGCCATATCGAAAAAACTGGCAGGAGATACGCCGGTGGCTTCATAGTGGCAAGTTCAAAATCATCAAAAAGTAACCATCATGGAAGACGTAAAACAATACCTCGACTGCGAATTGTATCAGGTCGAAAAAGACGAAGATGGCCATAAGGTTGTTCATATTGACGGATATATTTTCGATGGAGGAGAAGAGGGGCTCCAATTAGTCCAATTTACCGATGTCCGATTCCGTCTAATAGATACAGACAGCTGGAAATATGAAGATTTTATGGATGTCGCCGACTGCTGCAATCAGTATCAGGGAGAAATATCCGTTGAGGATGCAGTAAAGTATTATGAGAAAGCGACGCCCACGCCTCTTTGCTGTCTCAGCGAAGAAACTCCATGTGGCTGGTATGTAAACACGTTCAAAAACACCTAATATTATGTCAAACCAAGTCAGAATCAAACGCATTGTCGATTGGGTGTTCCCGTACTTCGGAAACCGACACACGATGCCATACGGAAAGCTGGAGGTTACGGACGGGAAGACGACCAAGATATGCAGCACAAAGGGTGATACTCTGGAAACATGGCGCACCCATCAATGCCAGTATATCACATTCAATCGGAAGCCGTATAAGGTGTGCGGACACATTTCCCAAAGAGGCACATCAACCAAACTTTATCTCGAACCCATAAATTAAATCTATCATGGAAAGATTGAAAGATAGCGATGTTACCAACATCATAAAGCAAATCAACGAGCGTAGCGACCGTTGTTTTGAGGAAATCAAGTACCTCGTAGGGCAGCAGGAAGGTCAGACAATATCCGTCTATGACGGCAATAATGACAACATGTACGCCATCATCGGCTACGATGACGGTGAGACCCGCGAGGAGCAGATTATGCGACTCTCCATCGGAGATTGTGGCCAGCTGGTCCTCGATACCGACACCGGCAACACTGTCAATGATAGCGAGGTCTGCTACCGCAGCGCTGTCTATCCGGAAATGCTCTCAGTCCTGCTGGAGTACATCAAGGAAGGAGGTGCCAAATGAACGACGGATGGGGAGATTGGGTACTCCGCTGCATCGGTGTCTATGACAACGGCGAGTATCTGGACGAAATGGAAAAGAAGTTCGGTGTGTCTCTCGACTGGTCAGACGATGAGACGATAGACCACCTGAACGAGTGCCTCGGCGACAACCATCCTCAGTTAGGCAACCGTATCGCATCGTACATCTGCGAGGCCGTCATTGAAAGGGCCGTAGATGAGCTTGGAGCTAATGCCGAAGACTTCGACTATTGCTGCAACGGCGCCGCTGACACAAACATCATGTACAAAGATGAGGAGGTGTACAGCTGGGACGACATCGTAGAAATTCATACAAAAACTGACAAAAATTGACAATTATGGACAATAAGAAAGTGGTATTCGTCGTTATCTATGAGTGGGTAAACGACAATGAGGCTCTGGAGTTGTTCGTTTACGACACCCATGAGAAAGCAAGAAATCAGTATGATAAGCTCGTCAAAAAGATACACAACGGCCATGCGGACGGAAACGACTTTGATGTCAAGACCGAGAACGTCTATGACTTTGAAGAGGACGGCGACCAGATGCGCCGCGAGTATTTTGCCTACAACGAGGGCAGTTACTACGAAGAGCATTATCGTGTCGAGCTAAGACCAAAATATGTAAACTAACCCATAAATCATCACACAATGGAAGAAAACAAAATCAAAAGAGAAGACGTGCCCGAAGTGCTGCGCACCGCATTGAAGGCTGGCAAGACCAACTTCGTATTCATCAAGAAAGACGGCAGCCGCCGTGCAGCCGTCGGAACCCTCAATCTCGACGATGTGCCTGAGGCAGACAAGCAGTTCAAGCACTCCGAGTCCGAGCGGGTTGAGCGTCCGGACCAGACCTCGTACTACGACCTCGAAAAATCCGACTGGCGCTGTTGCAAGTTCGACAGCGTGGTAGAAATCGAAGGGAAGGAGGTTGAGTAATGCTGTACCAAGAAATGATTGATAAGGTCCAGAAAGACCTCAATATCGCCCGCCACCGCGCCCGTGGTTATGTATCTATGTTCAGCAACCTCTATACTGGTCGGAAGGAAGCCATCACGGATATTAAGGCATCCTACACGGACAACGGCGAGGTGAAGATGACATACACCATCAACGGCAAGGACACGGACATCGTGCTGGGAAGCGAAAGCCCCTATGCACATGAGCTGGCCGGACGAAAGAGAAAAACGTATTAACCAATAAAACCCAACAGACATGAACAAGAACCAACGCAAGACCATCGACGGATGGAAAGAGTCTCTCGAAGAAATAAAGTCCGGCATTGAGGAAATGCAGGAGGAAGAGAACGACAAGTACGAAAACCTCCCTGAGGGCATCCAAGACAGCGACCGTGGAACCGCGATGTACGAAGGCATCGAGAGTTTGGAGGCAGCAGCCAACAGCCTCGACGAAGCCCTCGACTACCTCAGCGAAGCACAGGGGGAGGGCTAATCATGGAAGCCACATACAAGTTTTTGAACTTCCGGTACGATAAGGAGCCGGAGCATTGTAGAGTACCTTGCGATGTCATCAAGGAAACCGAGCAGAGTTACTTTATAAAACTCTTGGCTCCCAACGTCAGGGGACGTCAGTACGGCGACTGCATCTGGGTCAGGAAAGACTCGGTGATTGTGCCGAAGCCTCCTGTGGATAATTCAAACAAGTGGTGGCAAGACTTGTAAAATTCAAACCAATGAAAAACAATCAGTTATGGAATGGGGGGGGGCAGGAAATAGAGGTGGAACGGCTGGGTAAGTGCATGTTATGGTGGAGGTTGGTGAACGGAGAGTTCTACCAGTTCAAAATCAAGCACGGCTTCACTACCGTAATCGGTGAGCAGTCGTACAGCAATATCGAGGCCCTCGACAACGCCTTCCGAGAATTAAAAAAGAAATTCAAATCAATCTTAAACTAACCTATTATGACAAAGCAAGAACAAAGACATCAGATTATCATCGCCATGATTCACCAAGACTACGAAATCAAGAACGTAGTCAAGATTGCCAACGAACTCATGGCAGAAATGTACGGCAAGGATTGGGAGAGCCAGCCTGAGGTGGAGTACATCCCCGGATGTGGATGCCAACACGCCGAGACCTTCCATCCTCTCATTGCCGAGAAGCACGATTGCCCGAACTTCGAGCGAGTCCCCATCGTCAGCATTGCCGAGCAGGACGGCCAGAAGGGTGTTCGCTTCTGTATCGGCGACGTGGATATGTTCATCGAGGCTCACGACCTTGATGACGGCAAGGAATATGAGTGGCCCGATGCCATGAAACGCCTCAAAGAGGTCGGGAAGGAAACCTTCTCCCACAAGCAGGGCCTCCTCATGGCTGCCTACCGCGACGAAATCAATGCCGCTATTCGAGAGATTGGTGGCGACGAGCTGAAAGGTTACTACTGGACGTCCGCGGAGTACGGCACCAGCGGCGCTTGGTTCGTCAACTTCACCTATGGTGGCGTCTACTACTACGGCAGCTTCAAGTACTACTCGTTGGCAGTGAGGGCGTGTGCCGCGTTCAAGCACTAAGACTTAAAACATTATAGGGACGGACTTTGATGTCCTTCCCTAACTCATAAACCAAAACAATCAATCATGTTTTTCATCATTCTTCTTACCCTCCTGTGCGACGGGTACAAATACAATACGGGTAAATCCTTCGTAAAATAAACGTCATGTCATTATTCGACCGGAAGCGGAGCGAGGCCCGTGAAAAAAGCGAGAAGACAATCCTGAACAAAGAAAGCAGGGGTACACTACTCCAAGTGGTGAGGACGTTATCCGAGCAGCAGAAAGTCATCGAAAAGATGGCCAACGCCGGCATGGATATTTACGACAACCTACCGAAAGGCTTGCAGTGTTCATCCCGCTTCGACAGGCTGGATTGTTCTAACTGGACTCTGAAAGAAGCCTCGCTTGACATAGAGTCCGCAATCGAAAGTATCAAATCAGTAATAGACTAAGTTATGGCCATCAAAGATTTAGTAAGAACACAGTCGGGCAAGGAAATCCTCGCCCAGACAACGGAAAGCAGCCGTCCGGTGTTCGGCAGATACCTCTACGAGGGTGAGCTTGGCATCCTGTTCGGCGACAGCAACACCGGCAAATCAATCCTCGCCAACGACATCGCCTTCTTTGTCTGCGGAGGCGGCCACGAATGGCCCGGAATGGTATCGCCGAAGATACCCACCATGTACATCGACATGGAAATGACCAGCAAGCAGTACGCAGACAGATACCGCAACGCCGGTGATTATATGACCGACGACTTCCATAGGACGGAGGTGGACGTCCTAAAGTGCGTCGAGAGCAAACTCTTCTCGGCCATTAAGACCGAGATTATTCTCCAGCAAAGCTCGGACAGACCGCCCAAGTTCATCATCATCGACAACATTACCAACGGCTTCGGCTCCATCTTCTCGGCAGCAAAGATGAAAGAGCTGATTTCTGAGTTGAAGACTCTCAAAAGCAGGTTCGGCCTGACCATCCTACTCATCGCACATTGTCCCAAGCGTAAGCCTAACACACCAATCACGGACAACAGCCTCGGAGGAACGAAGATGATACTCAACTTCTGCGACAGCGCCTTTGCTATCGCTCCCTCACAGCTGAACAACGAAACCAAGTACGTCAAGCAGATTAAGACGCGGGTCGGCGAGAAGCTGTCCGACGTTATGACCGTCAAGATTGCCACCGAGCCTTACCTGTGTATGCAGTACGCCGGCATGATTGACGAAGACGCGCATATCAATCCCAAGAACGACGACCTCTGGTTCACCGAGATTACTCCTGAAATGGAGATTGAGCTTGTCAGGATGCTCAGTAGCGAGGATATGTCGTACACAGAGATAGCCAGCGCCCTGTCGCTCAGACGCGACGTCGTTGTGGATTATGCAATAGCAAACAACCTTTAATCAAAAATATCATGGAACTTAAAAACTTCATTTGGAAATTTGTCAGCAAAGACAAGTTCAAGCCGGCCATGTGCGGCGTATATATGGACCCGGAAGAGAAAGCGGCTGTGGCAACCGACGCGCATGTAATGCTTATCTGTCACGAGCTTTACGACCAAGACAAAGCCGACATGATTGTCTATAAAGATGGCTCTGCTTTGAAAAACGGCACATACATCAAAGCCCCTGACGGACATCACACAATCCTTGCGAAATATCCAAATTGGAAGCCGACCATCCCACGGGCATATACCGAAAGAGGGTCTATCAAACGACAAAAACCAAGATACGACACTACTTACGAAGAGGTGGTTATTGATGCTTGGTTTAAGGATAGAGTTTTGGCTGCGACCAAACTACATAATACTCCTCAATTTAGAAATAGCGAAGTCTCGGTACGCTTTCATACCGGTAAAAATTTTTGGGTGTCACCAAGGTTTGGGAAAATGATATTGTCTTGGGGACTCAAAGGATGGTACATCGGTCATTCCTTTGGAGCTACCATTAACGAGCGAAATAATGGGGACCTTATGTTGGTAATGCCTATTCTTAACATCAGTGAAGGAGATTTTGTGTCTAAGGATTATGGCATCCACCTGCCTTGGACGGACAACGAAAAAGACCTCGTAATGAAAATTGTGAAAGACGAGTTCGATTTACCAATCATTTAGAACCTACAATATGGCAACAAAAACGAAAATTGAAAAAGAGCGCCAGCGCCTCATCGAAAAGTATGGCGACAAGGTATTGATTGAGATAGTTGACTATTACTATCCGGAAATCACATTCACCAAGACTGGCACCACACAGCGTAACGTCTGTGCCACTGTCAAAGTATCTCAGGTCCAGATTGACAACACGGCAGACCTGAAAGAGGTCGAGCGCCGCCTGATGGAGAAAGACGACCCAATCGTCCGCAAGTGGAAATTCCCGCAGAGCGAGAAGCTCTACAACTCACCGGAAGAGAAGGCCCGCCGCGAGGCTTATCAGAAAGAGCACCCGTGGCCCAAGAAGCGCCTCGACGAAATCTTCCTGCCGATGCTCATCAACCCAGACGTTGAAGATTCAATTAACAATCAACCTAATTAACCCAAAGTTTAACAAATTAAAATTCAAAAAAAATGAACAGAGAACAGTATCTCACAAAAATGCAAGAACTCCGTGAGGAGCAGCAGTCTAACGCGAAAAAAAATCGCGAAATCCTTGACACCTTGAACAAGGAACACACCGAACGCATACGCAACGAAAACGACTATTACAAAGAAGTCGTGAACAAGCAGCGCGACGAACACACCGCACGCCAGCACGACGTCGAACGCCGTATGAACGACCTCAAACTTCAGTGGGCAAAAGAGCACCCAATCGAAGAGGTGAAAGTCGTAGATTAACCCGAGGTTCGCCAACCCAATCTGCAAACAGCCCGTAGGCGAGGAGACAAACCCACGGGCACCAAGTCAAAAAGACAATGAAAGAAGTAGAAGCACATCAAAAGGTAACTGCGAATGACATGGATATAATCCGTGCTATGGCTCAAAGCGTCTATTTCGCCGACGGAGCGTATTTCCACGACAAGGCAATGGAATGGAGAGAGGCATACGAGCACATCTGCAATAACGAAGCCTTCGATTTATTACAAGATGAACTGGAAAAATTATTTAATAACAAAAAAAATAACTAATTTCTTGTTGTTTTAATTATTTTTATTATCTTTGCATATATGATTAAGACATACAAGTATAGATTATATCCTAACAATGAGCAAATTACTTTCTTCGAGAAGTCGTTTGGTTGTGTTAGATTTGTCTATAATTGGGCACTTAATCAGCGTATCGAAGCCTACCAAAAAGACGGCACTCGCATTTCTTGGGTAGAAAGTTGTAAGCAATTAACCAACCTAAAAAAACAAAAAGAAACCTATTGGTTAAACGAAATTTCCATACAAACTCTACAATGCTCAATTAGAAATTTAGACTCGTCTTTTACAAAATTTTTCAGAGAAAAGAGAGGATTTCCAAAGTTCCGTTCAAAAAAGCAAAATAAGAAATCTTTTCAAGTCGTCAAAGATGTGTCTATAAATTTTGAAACACATCATATAAAATTGCCAAAATGCGGATGGGTTAAGTTTGGTAAAAATAGAAGTTTTGATGGCAAAATAGGCACTTGTACAATATCAAAGACCCCTACCGGAAAGTATTATATTTCCATTCTTGTTGATGACGGAAAGCCGCTACCGCAGAAAGCACCGATAACGACTGACACCGCAGTTGGTATTGATGTCGGAATAAAGGATTTTGCAGTCCTATCAAACGGTCAAGTTTATTCTAACCCTAAATTTTTTGAGAAAGATGAAAAACGACTAAAAGTATTACAAAAACGCCTTTCAAGAAAACAGAAAGAAAGTAAAAGGAGAGAAAGAGCGAAGATAGCAGTTGCAAAGCAACATGAAAAAATATGCAATAGACGCGAAAATTTCATTCACCAAGTTACTTCAAGAATTGTCCGCGAAAACCAAACGGTAATTATTGAGGACTTGAATGTGAGTGGTATGCTCAAAAATCACAGCCTCGCCAAACATATCTCTTCTGCAAGTTGGTCTGAGTTCTTCCGTCAGTTGCAATACAAATGCGACTGGTATGGAAAAAATCTTATTCGTATCGGTCGCTTCGAGCCAAGTTCTAAAATGTGCCTATGCGGGTATATCAATAAAAACTTGACACTAAAAGACCGAGAGTGGGATTGCCCGCAGTGTGGACGGCACAACGACCGCGACTTGCTAGCAGCAGTGAATATAAAGAGATTCGGCTTGCAGAAGCAGAATCTCATAGGAGAAATATCACCCGTGGTGGACGGGATAGCGGACGTGGAGTTATCGACATTGGTCGGAACAATGAAGCGTCAATATGTTGTCATATAACGACATAAACACCTCAAAGATACCATAGATGAGCCAGTCGGTGAAGGTCAACCAGACAATCGTCCTGTAGAATCTCCAGAAGAGGAGTCAACCGAGTCCTAATTCTCCTACATTTCATATTTGTGGCATTTTGAACACATGAAGAGTGATGCCTGTGGCTGCATCCTCATGGCAATGTAGCCTCCGATGTACGCCACAGGCTCACCATTACATCCGAGACCGTCTGCCTCGGCTATGTGTACAGCGGCATGGAAGACCTCATGGAACCAAGTATTCGCAAATTCGGCTTCTGACGAGCTTTCGGACAGCACGACGATACTTTCCCTATTCTGGCGATTTGAGAACGTCAGGCCGGTATTTCTGGCCCCTCCACGGAGGTTTTCTTCCGCTTGTCCGAGTTTGCGTCTTTCGCATCCGATGTCTGCGAGGCATTTCAGGATGGTGTCGCAGTCTTCAGGGGCCGTGTCGTAGAACACGGTCATCTGCCATCTGTACGGGCCGAGATATAAGCGCTGGACTTTCATAACTTATGCACTTACAGCATTTCGGCCCAATCGATAGGCTCTCCGTTGTTGATGCAGTCACTTACAAAGCGGGCAAAAATGAAGCCGTCCCGCTGGTCCTCGTCGTCGATGAGGTCTTTGACATAGAGACAGATGTGCTTCTCGTCCTCGATGCTGCTTCCCATGAAGTCGCTCAGGGCCATGTGATAGACGAAAGTGCTGTCGCACATGACATCGTTCTCCAGCGTAACTCCGTTCTCTTTGAGTTTCGCGAGAACGTCATCCTTCTTCATCAACGAAATCTTCTTTCCGTTACGGTCCAGCATCAGGCTGACGGCAAACTTGCACATCTTCTCGTTGAAGTGCTTGCCGTAGTTCATCAGGTACGCCCGTTGCTCTTCCGGGATGATGTCGTACATATCGAGAGGTTGTTTTGATTTACCCATGATTTTCTGTGAAGATAAAAAGTTATTGGTACTCTGTTAATTGCCTTGCAGCGTGATTTACTCTGCAAATAAAGAGGGCAGGAGGCCGGAGCCTCCTACCCCGCGTTTGGAACGTCTAGTAACGTCTGACGATGCCACGGCGTTCACCCATCATGTAGGGGTCGTCCCAACGGTAGCCCATACGACCACCGTCACGCATCCCCATACCGTCCGGGTAACGACGCTCACCCATCATGCTGGAGTCTTCGAGTTCATCGACACAGGACATCAGGCGACCGGCGGTGTAGAGAATGTCCTCCACCATGTCGGCCATCTTCTCCTTGTCTTTTCTGTGAATGATTGTGTAGCCCATAATTACTGAGGTTTAATCAACGAGGTTTGAGGTGTTCCGAGGGCACCTTTGAGAAAGTTCGTAAGTTCTGAGAAACCACCCTTGATTTCAGCAAGTTCTTTTTCAAGGTTGCTGATTTTTGTGTCTCGGTCGGCTTCTTTCTGCAAGTTGGGGTTCAACTCCAACATCATCTGTTTGCAAGCGGCGACCACTTTCTTGTGGTACGGCACACTGTTCAATGCGTTCTGCGACAGTGTTCCATAAGCTTCCACCTCGTTGGTGATTGCTGTCTTGTCGTCAGATATGACGTAGTTGTTGGCACCGGTATCGACAATCGACAATGCCGTATTGACATTGGAAAATGTCTTCGTGTCGTCGCCGACCTTGACTGTTATGTCGATAACCTGCTCCATCTGGAGAGGGTTCGGCATAAACTGGTTCCCTACTTTTGCTCTCGGCGGTGTCGTCGAGAGGACCTGCCCAACCGTAAGGCTGGGGTTTTCTCCTTTGTTAAGGATATACAGGAGCGAGCCTGCTCTGAGTGTTCCAAACATCTTTTTACTCGTTTAATTGTTAATAACTTTTGTTAAGCCGTGAGCGGCGACGTCAGCTGCAAGATGCCGTTGAAGCGGTCGTTAAACACGGTAATCACGCCGGTTCCCGTAAGGTCGGCAGCCGTCACAGGCGTTCCGTTGAAGAACGTCAAGGCACGGCTGGTGCCATTGAGGGTCAGCGTCACTGGCAATGTGCCTGTGGTTCCGTCAGGGATGGACGAGGCAATCCGTACCGTCAGATGTCCGACAGGCTGGATGCGACGGAATCCAAGAGCGATGTCAACAGCAGTGTCAGTAACAGTGATGTTGGTGCTCGACAGGTACGGAATCCCGTTGACATTCGTAGTGATATTACTGAATGGATTGTTCATTTCTTACTCCTTTCCTAATTAGAAGTAAAGGCCATTGCCCCAACCGTTGCCGTAGAAGCCACCATTCACATAAGGAGTGGTGTTGACGGCGGTAAGCTGAGGCCACTGTACGTTGACCGTCGGAAGCTGGTTGCACTTGATGGTGTCAACTTCACGGGCAAGGGCTGCAAGCTGTGCGTTGATAGGCGCGACAGCCTGACCGAGAGCGGCGGTGGTGAAGTTCTGCGACTCCAGCTGCGCGATTTTGGCAGTCAAGGCCGTAATCTCGCGGTCCTTACGTCCAGATTCCATAGCGTCGAGCTTATTGTCAAGCGCGATGTAATGGTTGTTCATGGTGTCCGTGAGTGCGTAAGTCTGCTTGCAGTCGGCAAGCTCCTGTGCGGCCTTGGTCGCGGCGATGTTGGTGTTTACGCCGGCGAAGCCGTTGTTCATAGCGGCAGTCTGTTCGAGAGTGCGGAGCTGACCTTGGTAGCCCTGCTCAGTGACAAGCTGCTTCATATTGCAGCAGCACTCGCAAAGCTGGCTCTGGAGAGCCGTATTGCCACTCTGGATGGCATTGATGACCTGCATGACATTCATGCCCTGATTGGCGGCAATGGTGGCAAGTGATGTCTGTACGGTCTGGACGCCGCTGTTCACGAGGTTGAAGTCCTGACCGAGCATCGTGCTGAGTGTCTGGACCGCCTCATGCTGGCGTTCACCGCTGCTCGTGATGGCGTTCATCAAGAGGTCGGTGTTGTTCAGGGCGGTAGCCTGTGCGCCAAGAGAGGCGGCGGCGGCACCGGCGTTATTCCCGCCGTTACCAAACAGTCCATTTCCGTTACCGTTGATGAGGGCGCCAAGGATAAAGCCGACGACACCGGCACCAAGGCCGTTGCCAAGACCACCGAACCCACCGTTGTTCATAGCCAGCAAGGGCCATGCGTTGTTCATGTTGCTCCCGTTATCGGGAACTACGATAGTTTCGCTCATTTGTTTGATGTTTTAATTGTTAATACTGCGTTTGTGGTTGCAACCGGAAGCAAAGGTACTAACAATCAATACTCAATACTATTGAATATTTTACGCTATAATTCAATAACATATACAACATTGTAATTGATAATGGTGAAAAGGTTTTTTCATCATCCGGAAATAATCACTAATTTTGTAACCAAAATTTCAGACCTATGGACTCTTTAGAAAAGTGCATCGAGAAGCTATCTATCGGAGGCAGAACACAGTTTGCTGACTGCTTCGACAATTTCCTCGACCTCCAGTTGCAGTTCTTCTGCAACAATCCAAATGACAGGCAGCGCGAGTTGTTCAAACACATGAACAGCAATCCTGACTTCAAAATGAATATGATTGCCGCCATGCAAGCCTACGGCGAGGAAGCTGAGGATTTCAAAGACCCACTCGGCGATATGTTTATGCGCCGCATCAGCCACGGAGAGAAGGGCCAATTCTTCACCCCGGACAGCGTATCTCTCCTGATGTCCGAGATTGTTGGCATTGAGGATGGCGCCACGGTGAACGACCCGGCCTGTGGAAGCGGCAGGACGTTACTTAACGCCTTGAAGATTGCCCGCAACGAAGGCAAAGACATAGAGCTTTATGCCAACGACCTGTCGATGACGTGTGCAAAGATGACTCTGCTCAACTTTGTTACAAACTCCGTCACCGGCGAGGTAACGTGCGGCAATGCCCTGACTCTGGACTACGAGCATTTCACCTTCTTCAAGATTGACAGCCTGAGGCACATGGTGTCCGGCGCCGTGTTCTCTACCTATTGGGAGTACACACTGGCGACCGCAAAGGATGTTGAGGAACAACGCCGCAAGTGGTGGCTTGATATAGCCGAGAAAGGCTGGATAAAGCACTACCGCATCAAGAAGGACTCTCTACCGCATGAGCACGTCGACAATTTTGAGGACTCCTACACACTCCCGACAGAAATAAAGACAGGCACTCAGTTGAGCCTGTTCGAGTAATAACAATTAAAAAGGACAATTATGGATTACAAAGAAAAATACGAAAAAGCATTAGCTTGGATGCAAAGTCTTTATGATGGTTTGCACGGCGCAACAAAGGAAGATGCTGAACATTATTTCCCCGAACTCAAGGAGAGCGAGGATGAGAGGATAAGAAAAGCACTAATACAGTATATAAAATATAACGTATCTGTTATTTCAGGTTGGAGAAAAGAAGAATTAATTGATTGGCTTGAAAAGCAAGGTAAGCAGAAGCCCGAAATTAAGTACATCTATCCTAAATTTCGAGTTGGCGATGTTATAGAACCAACCAAACCAAACGGTCATTATGTTCCCGTAAGGGTTAAATATATAGGTGAAGGTGCTTATTCCTGTGAATCTGACGACCGTACAGCGTTTCTTTCTTTACCAATTTGCGATGAAAACGATTATGTACTTACAAAGCAGAAACCTACTCAGTGGACAGATAAAGATTTATACTATTATAATAAATTAGAATACTTTTTGCAAGTACAAGACCATCATTCTCCAACCGAAAAATCATCAAGTTATCAAAAAGATGTACACGAAACCTTACTTTGGCTTAAATCACTGCATCCCAACAAACACGACGCTTGGAGTGAAGAGGATGAAAATCTTTTAAAACTCTCAATTGATAATCTTATAGAACTAAAAAAAAGGTTTGGTGACGGGTATGGTAAAGCTGGAGACTGTATTTTTTGGCTCAAATCCCTCAAACAAAGAATGAAAGGAGATAAGATGTTATGAAAGAAAACGAAGCACCTGAGAAGATTTATCTGTTTGAAAGTCTTGTAAATGGTACACTCGTACTCGAGTGGATGCCTAAAAGACTTACTAAGAATGACATTGAATACACCCGCACTGATTCCTTTATTAAGAAGGCGGCAAGATACCTAAATTATAAACTATACGATAGGGTTGAAGTTGTTACTTTTGGTACAGCGATAGAGTCAATTACATCAAAAGAAGAATTTATCGAGGATTTCAAAAACTATATGAAAGGAGAATAACAATGAAGAAAACAATTTTCGCCGTGTTTGCGGCACTTCTAACGGTCGGATGTGCCAACTACACCAAAGACGAAAAAGAAACGATTGCGGACACCTTTCCGAAAGAAACGGAGTATGTCTTGACACGCGAGGACACAATTAACGCAATGGCTCTCGCTTTCGCCAAACAAGAATCGAACTTCAACCACACGGCAGTATCTCCATGCGGACGATGGGTCGGATGCCTCCAGCTGTCAGAAATTATGGTTCGCGAAGCCAACCGCATCGTAGGGTTCGATTGCTTCAATTACGATGACCGTTACGACCGGCAGGGAAGCTATGCCATATTCAAAATCGTACAGGAACGACACAACCCAAATCTTGAAATAGACAGGGCCATCGACGTGTGGAATCCCGGTTGTGGGAGTGATTATCGAGGCTCCGTGAAAAAATATTTCAAGTACAACCTAATGAACTACAATACATTAAAAAATTATTACGAAATTTAGCGAACTTTTTTTTTCGTAATTCAAATTTTCTTCGTACTTTTGCATCAAAATTAAACAATAAACAACTGATATGACAGACGTTAAAATCTTAGAGCTTGGAGGCTCAAATTTCCGTGGCCAGAACTTTTGCGACAAGTATGGCTTGCAGGAGAACCGTATCTCAGGTCGCAACAGGAGCGGTAAGTCAACCCGCCTCGCCGCATGGTGCTGGCTGATGTGTGCGTACACAGACCCCAACAGCCCGGCCAACTCAAAGTTGTTCGACGACCGCATCGAACTCACCAAAGACACGCCGGTGGCATCCGTGTGGGCTGTCGTTCAGGTAGGCAACGAGACCTATCGTCTGGAGCGTACCGCAAAGGCCAAGTTCACCCGCAAGAAAGGCACCGACATCTACGAGAAGGCGCCCAGCGATGAGTACGGCTACTCCATCGACAACATCGAGCGTAACGCCACTGACTTCAAGGATTGGCTGACCGCCAACATCGCCCCGGATGACATGATGCGTTTCGTCCTCGGTGGTGAGTTTTTCATCAGCCAAATCTTCGACGACAAGAAGAAGGCCCGCCAAATCATCGAGCGCATCGTCGGCGAGGTTACGCCGGAGGAAATGAAGGGCGACTACAGCCTCATTGCCGACCTGCTGGCCAAGTACAGTCTCGACGAGATTGAGAACCGTGCTGCCAACCTCTCTAAGGGCATCAAGCAGCGCCTCGACGAAATCCCGTCTCTCATCCAGAGTATGACTAATGAAATCTCCGAGATTGAGCAGACTGACTTTGCTGCCAACGAGAAGGAGATTACCCGCCTCGAAGGTGAGCGTGAGGCTTGCGAGAAACGCCAGCTCGACCTTACCGAGCGTATGAGACCGCAGATGGAGGCCCGTGCTGAGGCTATTTCCTCGCGTCAGATGAAGCAGACCCTCTTCGATGAGGCATACCGCAAGTGGTGCAACGAGCCTCAGGAGGAAATCAACCGCCTGACTGGTGAGATTAACGCCGTCCGTCGCCAGAACGCCGACAGTAAGGCCAAGTATGACGAGGCCGTCAGAGTCCGTCAGCAGAAGACCACTGAACACGACAACGCTATCCGCGAACTCAAACTGGCCGAGCAGAGACGCGAACAGTGCATCATCGACCGCGACGAGGAAATGGCCCGCACGATGGACCCGTCCGCGAAAGTCTGCCAATATTGCGGTGCAGAACTCACCGGCGAGAAGTTGCAGGAGGTCATCAACAAGTTTGAGTTTGTCAAACGCGATAACATCCAGAAGATTGTCGCCAGAGGCAAGAGCGAGAACGCCGAGATTGAGCGCCTGACCAAGATTGCCGAAGACGCACAGCCGTTCATCGACGCTCCCCTTCCTGAGGTCTTGAACCAGTCCACCGAGAATCAGGAGAAACGCATTGCCGAGCTTACTGGTCGTTCCACGAGCAAAGAGGTGTTCGCCGCCACCGACCACGGCAAGGAACTCCAAGCCGCCATCGACGCCGTTGTTATCCCGGAGGTCAAGATGCCGGACGATTCCGACATCAAGGCCGAGAAAGACAGAATCAACGCCGAGTTGGTTCCCCTCTACGAAAAACGCGGTCTGAAAGCCCGTGCCGAGAAGCTCCGCAAAAACATCGAGGAACTCCGAAAGGAACAACGCGATAAAGGCGTCGAGCTTGCAACCTATGAGCGTCAGCGCCAGCTTGTCAAAAACTACAAGCAGGAACAGATGGAAATCCTCAGCCACAAGGTCAACGACGGCTTGAAGTTCTCTCGCATCGAGGTTTGGTCAAAGCAGAAGGATGGTACTGTGGTCCCAGACCTCGTGTTGAAAGACGCTCAGGGAGTGTCATACTCAACGACAAACAACGCCAGTCGCATCGTTACGGCCATCGACGTCCAGCGTTTCTTCTGCGAGAAACTTGGCGTGAATATGCCGTGCTGGGTGGATGAAAGTTCCGTGGTTGATGACGAGAATTTGCCTCGCATTGAGAACACACAGATGTTCTATATGTTCCGTGCAGACACATCTTTAAAAGTAGAAACAAAATAACAACACCATGAAAAAAGTAACTGTAACAGAGGAAATGAGACCACAAAAAAAGTGGTTTAAGATGGCCCACGAAACAAAGACGATATTTCAACTTATCAAGTTGGCGTGGCTTCTCTTCCATCGTACTCGCCATGACTACGGAACCGCATGTAATGCCTGTGCAGCATTAGCCCTTGCAGGGGCATGGTATGGTGCCAAGCGAGAAGGTATCACTGGCTTTCAGGCAGGATTTGTTATGTGGGGGTTTATTCGCGAGTGGATGTATAGCGAAAACAAAACCGGACTACGCATCCTCAACTATGACAACCTGTTGTTTCCTCAATATTCTGACAAGTTTGAGAAAACTATCTCAAAAGAAACATGGAAATTGGTTCAAGAAACTGCCGCAAGCTATATAGAAAGCAGAGGGAGCCATGCTCATCCTGACGTGGTAAAACATTGGCAGAGTATCGTTGATGGTATTGTTCCATTCGGATTTGTTATTAAAGAAGAAGACTAACCTATGTAGAATATAAAATCAATTCATTAACAATCAAACATTCAAAAAAATGAAAAATTACAAGTTCAACAACATCTTCTGTCTGATTGTTCTCGCAATCAGCCTCGTTACCATCGGCGCCTTTATCGCCATGAACCAGTGGGTCGATGTCATCAGCAACGGCCTCTTCATTCTCATCCTCGCAGCCATGATGCTGTGCTGGCAGAGCATCCTCCGAAAAGAGAAAGAGCTGGACGAGCGTGAGAAACGTCTCGATGGTCTGTCGGAACGGGTCTTGCCTATCGCTGTCGGCGCCGCACTCTTCGCCGGCTTACACTTGGGTAAAGATGATAAGGATAGTCCTGAGCCGGAGAAGAAGGGACCAGACACCGGCCAGCCAGCCAGTTCTGCCGCCGCCAATGAAGAGAACGAAATGGGGCATATCGCAGAAGGTGTAGGCAGCCATGATTAACAATCTCTTTCGCGGCAAAAGGTGCAAAGACCAAGAATGGGTCTATGGCTACCTTGTCGAGAGTCATCGGTCGTGGAGAGGACACAAACCGCACAAGAGCTGGATTGTTGACTCCCCAATCACAAATGGCGGTTGGTTTGCCCTTATAGGTAAATCAGCCGTCATAGATGACACCGTAGGAGCCTACACCGGACTCAAAGATGAGAACGACACTATGGTGTTCACCGGCGACGTCATCAACGACAAAAACGGAATCAACTACATCGTCCGATACAACAAGGAGAAGGCTTGTTTCGCCGCCTACAATGGCCAGATAGAGGTTGCTCTCTTCAAGGTGTGGGATGTTCACTGTGTTGTTATCGGCAACATCTACGACGAATAAAGTTATGGGAAAAAGTTTAGACACAAAAGTAACCGTGGCAGAGATACAATCCGCTCTCGCCCTCCGCTGTCCGCTGTTCAACATCAGGCAGGACATTATGATACCGAACCTGTCTTGGGGCCTCCTGAACCACGAGGCAGACTTTGTGTGCATCAATAAGAGCCATTATCTCACAGAGGTCGAAATCAAGAGGTCTTTGCAGGACCTCAGGGCCGACTTCAAGAAAGATGTGTTCCACCGGGATGACCGTGTGTACCGCTTCTTCTTCTGTCTGCCGCTGACCATCAAAGACAAGGCTCTGGAGGTGATGTCCGAGGAGGAGAATATAGAGAAGCTCCGGGAACTATATCATACACACAGCCAGCGCCCTGCTATCATCTGGTACGATGAGGAGTGCAACCTCGACTATCAACATCAGGGTGGTGGCTGGTCGTACACCGGTGGTCGTAAACTTTTCCTCGAAGAAGTGGTTACTGTGGGCCGGCTGCTATCCATGCGGTACTGGCCCACAGTGGACCAAAACAACTTTCTCCAGAAGCGTAATGCCGAGCTGGATGAAGAAATCGAAACGCTAACCTCAAAACTCGAAATAGCATGAATGTAGGAACTAGCTTTGAACAGAAAAAAGACTGCATAGAGCAAATGCTTATCTGGTTGGGGAAAACATCTGATAACGATATAAAAAGTATCGCCGAAATGGTAGAGGCAGACTCTTTCCATTTTTCTGGTAAATTAGCAAGATACGAGGTCGTTAAAGAGCTTGAATCAACCATAAAACTATATCTATCAGGAGAGCTTGATGCAGCCTTCGTAACATTGCGTAAATGCGTCTATGCTCTCATTGACACATACGATATTGGTAAAAATACGTCAGAAATCCGGAAGTATGCCAACTTCTTGGATGAAGCATGTAACTATATTGATATTTGCGATGAGTACATAAAGATTTTCAACAATAAAGAGAAAGAGAATCTATCACTCTCCAATATACCGATAGACGACAATATAACGCTAAATGCTCAGGACATTCTTGCAATTAAAAACAGTATCGACAGTAAATATTTCCATCTGTACAGGTATAAAACCGGCAATGGACTCCCGGAAACAACAAAGTTTGAGCTGGCCAAAAATATTATCGCATCCAACAACTTAGAGAAACTAATATCCGGAAGAGTGTCAAATGATGCTTGGTCAATTACTGTTGGTCTGTTTATTGAGAAAAAAATCGACCTATCATACTTCGTCATCACATTCTCGTTAAACGGTAACGTATATGTACTTACCGATAAGTTCATCTATCAGAATCCAGACCAGATAAACAGGCTTAGAAACGGAGGAAGAAGATTCTCGGAAGACAGAGAAAATAAACTCGATTTCCTACCGTATATACTTATCGACAAGGTAATTGAGAATAGAGAAAAAGCAAAAACATTAGCCAACCCAAATTGCGACGAAATTTGGACTTTCCCCATTGATGAGTACCTCTGCAACACACTATACTACATAATTGGCTATACTATTGAGAAAATTGTCAACGGGTATAATGTCAAACAGGTCTTGGGTGCCAATGCAAGTCTATTGCAACTGACTGATGGAAACGTCAACATGTCGGATGACTCTCATTTCTCTAAAACCAACATAGACAAGTTAAACGAACTTGTTAAAGAGATTTTTGAAGAGGACACAAGCGCGGTTGTGGTACAAAATAAGCAACTTCTTGAACAGATGGGTGTGTCATCAACACTTATGACTGTCGAAGAGTTTGAGAAAAACACTCAATATCTAGCTCACAAACAAGTCGCTGAACAGCATATTCGCAATAGGTGGGGGAATAAGTACGAAGTAAAATTCGACTCTGAATATTACTACGAATACGCAAAACAGAGGGACTTGCTTCTCGATATGTTTAAGGATAAAATCAAATCTCTGGAGCCATTCTTGTTTGCTGGAGATAAAGTATATCTACATGATAGAGACCATCCTTTCTTATATGGTTGTGGCTGGTCTGCAACACCCTCTTATAGATACAAAAACAACTTTGTTGTAACTGGAAAAGACAGATATAATCTGATTCCGGGATGTATCGACCATTATGTGTATTGCGCAAATAAAGACGGGTTCAAGGTAAAAAAGGAGCAATTCAAATCTTTCTCTTTTTTGCGTTATACGGAAATAGCAACCATCTTGAATATTAAACGCAATGAACTACCTCCCCTGTTTAGGGATTATTTAAGCCACCAATACATACCATATTCAGGCAACAGCATACTCGATAATGTAAAACCTGAATTTACAGCGCTGGAACGAGACTATGCTTCTCAAAGAAACCCAAATAACTTTGCGGTCTCGTTTCCCTTTTGCGGATATTGTACAAGAAGACTGTTTAAGAAGTACAAGGTTGCGGAAGAGGCAGTCATTGTTATATCATCGAAACAAAATCAAGTATTTGAAATTCTACCAAAAGAAGATTTTGAAAGGAAATACATACAATGAAAATACTTAACTATAAAGAGTTTGACCAGTGTTTTGAACAATACAAAACGCTGTTCCCTGATACGTTCACGAAGATGGACGAAATCATCAAAATTCTCAATCAGGACTATAAAGAGACCGGTGGTTCCGGGCTGTTCGGCATACAGGTAGCTTCCGATTGGGAAGACCGATGCTATGGCTTCCAATTCGCCGGCGACAACCCGTACCCAAAATACGAATTTGTTGGAATGACAAAATGCTAAAAACATGAGCGAAAATATCCTACTTCCAATCAGACGTCGTTATGTTGGAATCAGAAAAGCCGAACGCTTGGAGAAAATACTACATCGTAGAGCAATGCGTAAATATCAGCAAGATAGTTGGCGTATATTGGGTGAAAACAAAACACTCATAAATTCAAAAGGGGATGGATTGCCAGTCCACAGCATCGTCAACTTGATATAAATTAGTTATAATCACATAACATTGAACCATGAATAGTTTTCTTTTCAATGAGCACTACAAGCTCAGGACTGCGGTCGTCGAAGGGAAAAAGACGATGACCCGACGGCTCGTCGGAGACCGCATGACTCCCGACGATATTGCCGCATATATGAAAGGCTATACCGAGGTGGCCAACCTCTGCGCCCCATACAAGATTGACGATGTTGTGGCTGTTGCGGAGCCGTACAAAAACATCTTTGAACCTGACGTACTACTACAAGGCAGCAAAGTTATCAACGGCAAAAGAAAGAAAGGCTGGTATCCTGCAATAGAACTTGGCGGGTGGGATAACTCCATGTTCATCTGCCCGGAGTATATGCAGCACTTTGTCAGGATTACTGACGTCAAAATTGAACGTCTGCACGAAATTTCAGAAGAGGATGCCTTGAAAGAGGGTATATATGGCGAGGAGGTGCTTGATGCAAAACTTGACCTGTGCTACGCATATACATTCTACCCCGCCCTGAGGCACTACGATACCGCTAGAGAGGCTTTCTCACACCTTATTGATAAAGTGTCCGGGAAAGGCACTTGGGAAGCAAATCAGTGGGTATTCTGTTATTCATTCAAATTCCTAAAGTAATGTACATAGACCAGAAACAAATTGAAGAATGGATGCACCACATCCACAAAGTTGCCACCATACACGGATGGCACGAAGAAAAACATTCACCTGAGCATTGGCTGGGCCTCGTTATGACAGAGGTTGCGGAAGCTGTGGAAGCCGACCGCAAGGGCAAACGGGCCAATATGCCTATGTTCGAGAAAGAGAGCCAGACACCGCAACCTATCAACCGCAAGAAAGACCACTGGAAATTCTGCTTCGAGCTGTTCGTTAAGAACTCCATCGAGGATGAGTTTGCAGATGTCATCATCCGTCTGCTCGACATGGCGTATGAGCTGTACGGAGAATCTATGAACTTTGGCTCACTGAACTGCTTTGGAGGTGTTTATTTCAAACGGGACCAGTCGTTCATTGAGAACGCTTGGATTCTCATCCGGCATCAGTTGGGCCAGTCCCCATACGACATAAAGAAGTCAATTCAGTTCATGCTCGACTGGTCCGACTATCTGAAAATTGACATCTACAAGCACATCGAACTCAAAATGAAGTACAACGAACTCCGTGAGTACAAGCACGGTAACAAGAAATACTGATATGCCAGACAACGATAGAGAATTATACAAGACAAAGTGCAAGCATTACGGTATGGAAGGCACCTGCTACGCCCGCTCCGGGTGGTCCGGTAACTGCCACATCAACGCCGGGTGCAACGGTAACTGCCGACGTATGAAGAGGTACGATAGGCTGCATCAAAAAAATTCTGATAAGTCCTGATTTATTCGTATTTTTGCAACTCGTTTCACTCAAAATTATACAGCTATGGCATCAGAACGATTCAACCACAAATACGGCCACTGCACCGGCAAAAATTGCGAAACAAAGGACGATTGTGCTCACTACATGGCATACCTCGAAGCACTCGCATTGGGTCTGAAAGACATCAAGACCTACGAACACTGCGAGAACATGGAGCTTGGTTATGTCCGGGTGGTGATTGGAGAAAAAGTAGAAAATTTTTCATCCTGACACAATAAACCATGAAACCATGCGTTATGTAGGTACAATGAAAATAAATTTAACTGCGGTGTCTTCCACTTTAGCCGTTAGTTATCAACGAGAAGTATAGGAATTATCGCCTATCAGAAATCGGAGTGGAAGCCGAGAGTATGATGGGCGATATTCTTTTGAAAGGAGTCTGCTATGCAAACACTAGAACAACCTCAGATTGGTCACTTTTACAAATACTATCATAGTGACTATCGAAACATATCATTATGTTTCAAGAAAGAAAGAGACCTTTGGTTTTTTGTTGAAAGCGACGATGGGGGCGACCCATCTTCGTTATGGTTGAACGTCATACCTATAGAAGAGTTTGTAAAAGCTGAATTTGAAGAAATTAGATATAATAATTCTGATTTCTTGTTCGATTGTTTTTGGGAAGGTCTCAAAAATCTCAAAGAGAATCATAGGTACTACAATGCCGCGATTGATTTTTATGAGTTATCAAAATCTGATTACCTTGCCATAGATAATGCTGTGACGATATTTCGTGTTGCAAACCATATTATTGATGATGCAGGAGGAGTGAAGGATAATTATCAAGCATATCTTCAATCACCAAGATGGAAGCAGATTCGAGCTATTATGCTATCTAATGTAGGTAAATGCCAATTATGTGGCTCAAAAACAAACTTAGAAGTACATCATAACTCCTACGAGCATATAGGGAACGAGAAGGCCCATCTGGAAGATTTGATTGTCTTGTGCCATGACTGCCATCGTAAATTTCATTCAAAATAATTAAGCCATGTATGATTCACCACGAGGATGGATGAGACTCCATCGAGGTATAGAGAGCCACTGGATATGGGAAGACCCAGTAAAGCTGAAATGGTGGCTTGGGTTGCTGCTCATGGCTAATTGGGAAGAAAAAAAAGTGCTTGTTGGTAGCACGATTGTTGTGATAAAAAGAGGCCAACTTCTCGCTTCAAACAAATACCTTATGGATAAATGGGGTGTATGCACCCATACCGTCCGTAATTTTCTCAGGCTACTTGAAATGGACGATATGATTACTCAAACCGCATACCCCAAATACAATATAATAACAATCTGTAATTATGACAAATATCAACCAATAGATGACCTTAACGCTGACCCCAATACTGACCACTATAATGACCCCAACTCTGACCACTCTGCTGACCCCTCGGCTGACCCAAACAAAGAATATAATAAGCAAAGAAGTAAAGAAGTAGAAAAAAGAGATACTGACGTATCTCAAAAAAAGTTTTCGTTCAAAAACGAGCTTATTGCCTTGGGGGTGGATGAGCAAGTAGCTAATGATTGGATTATGGTCCGGAAGAACAAAAAACTTTCTCAAACCCAAACTGCATTCAATCACACAAAGAAAAATATTGAGACTATATCATCCACCCACAACTTATCTGCCAACGAAATTATCCGTACTGCCGTTGAAAGAAGCTGGGGTGGAGTCGAACCTGATTTCTTCAAAAACATACCTGCCAAAGGACAACAGGATTTATTCTCACCCACACAGAATGAGTCTTACTCTCCTGCCGGCATTAAATATCAATAAGCCATGATAGACAGAGAACAAATATACAAGTGGTGGGAGATATTCCAAAATGGCGGTCAAAAGCTATGCGAGATTCGTGTTCTTGGGAAAAACAAAGAAACATACAGTGGATATTACCGCGACGTAAACAACATCATTCGCGATATTGAGCCACTGTCGAACAACGATTCCCTGCAATTCTACTTCATGCTAAACTCTATCACGCCTGAATGTTATGATAGAACGCAGCATGAGCGCTTGATTAAGTTCCCGAAAGAAACCACAAAAGACAACAACATCATCGGAAGAGATTTCATCCTTCTCGATTTCGACCCTGAGAGGGTTCCGGGGACCGGTAGTACGGAGGCCCAGCTGAAAGATGCACACATTGTCGCAAGAAGAGTCTATGACTATCTCATTCAGCAGGGGTTCTACGAGCCAATAGTTAGTCGCTCTGGAAACGGCTATCACGTTACAATCCCGATTGCGTTGAAAAACGATGAGGAGTCAGAGAAACTTGTTGACAGGTTTATAAAAGCTCTTGACATGATGTTCAGCACCGACTCTGTTCATGTTGACACATCAGTCGATAACGCATCGAGAATCTGCAAGCTCTACGGAACGTATGCCAAAAAGGGTGCCAATACAGCGGAACGTCCGTGGAGAATGGCAAAAATCATCAAAGTACCTGATTCCATTCAGATAACTGACAAAATTTATATAGAGAAAGTCGCAGCCCTGTTTCAGGAGGAACCTCCCAAACCTACACGGGAAAACAAGTATGGAGGTGAACAATTCGACTTGCTTGGATTCTTTGCAAAGCATGGCATTGAATACAGGACCGTCAGAACATCATCCGGCACCAGATACATCCTCAAAGAATGTCCCTTTGGCGGTGCCGACCATGCAGACCCCGATAGTATGGTTTTTCAGTATGACAATGGGGCCATCGAATTTAAGTGCTTCCATGCTCATTGCGAACAATATCACTGGAAAGAATTTAGACTACACTTTGAACCTGACGCCTACGACAAGAAAGACTACAACGAGTTCAAGTACAAGCAGCGATACTATGAAAAGTACCGCCCGGCTCCAGAGCCAGTGGAGATTAAGGCCGAGACCGATGAGCTTGGTAAGAAATGGCTCACGGCCCGCGACATCAAGATTGTCAGGGATAGCGACCGCTTTTCCATCAAGACCGGCATCTACGCTCTAGATAAAGCTATAGGCGGCCTGTTCGAGGAACAGACAACCGTTCTCTCTGGCATCAACGCCAGCGGTAAGACGGCAATCCTGAACCAGCTCCTCCTAAATGCCGTCCAGCGAGACATCCCGTCGGCACTCTGGAGCGGTGAGCTTCCTGCCAAGCGTATCAAGGCATGGCTCTGCCAGACCGCTGCCGGCAAGAACAACGTCGTCAAGGTCGAGGGCCGGGACAACGCCTACGAAGCTATAGACAGCGTAATTCCAAAAATTGAGAATTGGCTAGACGAGCGCCTCATCATCTACAACAACAACTACGGAAACAACTGTGAACAGATACTTGCAGACGTCGAAGAGGCTATCGTCAAGTACAAACTCAAATTCATTGTACTTGATAACCTGATGGCTCTGTCGCTTGACTACCTCGTCGGCACCATGAACGAAAAGCAGAAGGCTTTGATGTTGAAGCTCGATGAGATTGCCAAGAAGTACCATGTGCATATTCTGATTATCGCACACCCTCGTAAGGAGGCAAACTTCCAGTTACTCCGTAAAGAGAGTATCAGCGGCACGTCGGACCTGACAAACATCTGCTGGAACCTCCTGCTGCTGCACAGAATCAATGATGACTTTGAGAAGAGGGCCACGGAGTTCTGGGGCAAAGACAAGACATCAAGGATTATCTTCGAGGGCTACAACAACATCATAGAGGTAGCCAAGAACCGAGACTATGGAGTCGAAAACTTCATTGTCGGCCTATACTACGAACCTGAGACAAAACGCTTCAAAAACAGCCGTGCCGAGAATATGCACTACGATTGGGAAGAAGGCATTGAGGAGTATCACAAACTCCCGGATGCACCGCCGGCACCCATCATGCCGAATACCAATTTCGACAACCAAGGTCTGACCGACCCATACGAAGAGCAATTTAAGCATGACCCTAACCCTGACGCCCCATTCTAATTCGACACGATATGAAACTAAAGAAAGTAAACCGAGACCCGTTCAGTAACGGAGAAGAACACCGGATATGGGAGCATTACAACTGCGACAGGTGTATTAAGAACAGCAACTATGACGAGAAGCGAGACAAGTACACCAACGCTGATGAGCAGAATATGCCTAACAAGTGCTCCATCTTGCGGGATATTATGACCCGGATGTTCTGCAACGACCCCATCAAACAGGAAACGATAGACGTGTGCAACAACTTCATCTTCCACGGCACCCTGTGTCCCTATATGAAGACTGAGCGGAAGAAATACAAAAAGAAAGACCCAATTAACCAACAAAAACTTGACCTATGAGCGAATATCTGCCATTCAGAAGCGACATTAGTCTTTGTACAGGCACCGATGTTAAGCTGTTCCCAGATGGGAAAACAGAGATATGTAATTGTCCCATCCGAGAAACTTGCATCCGCTATTTGATGTATCAAGACCCAAAGAAGCCAAACGTAGTATGGCACACTATGCCACTTGATTGCATGGATAACGACAACGAACTTTATATAGAACACAAAAAAGCAAAGGAGGAAAGAAATGAAAGACCAATTAGGATTTGAAGGCTGCCTGACAAGTGCAGCAACAGAATACGCATACGCAGAAAATGACAAAAATTTCAATGTCATCGTTGAAGTTTCGTGTAATGATGGTAAAGCAGGCGCTACAGTAATCGATGATGATGTCATTAACGGATACGTCCTGTCAGCCATCAGCACAGTATGTCACACATCACAGCCCGAGAGATTCGTAGAACACAACAAGATAGCAGTCCGTATCGCTCGGCTTGCGGCTTCATTAGCAATGAAAGGAGGCCCCAATGCGTGAGATACTTTTCCGTGGCAAAATTCTATACAACGGACAATGGGTCGAAGGACACCTTGTTGTCTGCAAAACAAACGGCAGGCCCTTTATTGCGGAATTGATAGATGTCGCTGAGGATTTTTGGCTCTATTGGGAGGTCGACCCAAACACCATCGGTCAATACACTGGCATGAAGGATAAAAACGATGTCAAAATATTTGAGGGCGATATTGTACGCCGCCATGAAGAGCCGTTTAACCTTACAGACGTTGGTGTTGTGGTGTATAACGAGGCCATAGGAAGCTTTCGGTTACACGTTGAGAACAACGGAACTATAAAACGATATGACTTTGTCGCCAGCGATATTTACAACGACGGCTATTGCCATGTCGAATGCAAAGCAACCTTCGAGGTGATAGGAAACAAATTTGATAACCAAAAATTTTTGGAAGGAGGTAAACAATGAGTGGAGGAAAATTTGAATATGCTCAGGACCATTTCAACATCCACTACATCATTCCTTTCGCAGAACAGCTGAAACGATTTGAGGAACACCGGCTCCTCGAAGAGGACAAGGTTGACCCGGATGATTGGGAGCAAAACTATGCAAGGTCTCTGAGCGAAGAGACAATGAAAGAGTACCGCAAAGGCTTAATCGCCATGCGTGTTGCATTTGCGTATGCAAACAGAATAGACCGACTGGAGTGTGGCGACGATGGCGAGGATAGTTTTCATAAGAGGCTACAAGAGGACGTCGAAATTGCTATGATTGCGGAGCGCAACATCACCAATCAATTCGTTGTCACGGAAGGCAAGGTTGTCAAGGTGTACGACGCCCGGTCGCAGTTCTGTCGCTGCATTTATGCTGTTGGCTTTGACAGCGAGGGTTACGAAGAGTGGAAGACCATCTACACCATTGAGACAAAAGAATGCTACCGGCGCAAGCACCATGCCGACAGGATGATAAAATACCTCAAAGAGGACTTCTATGGAAGGCTCGGAAGCACAGCGACTCTCAACGATGCGTCTAAAGCATTGATGCAAAAACACAAAATCGAGGTGTTCGATAGCAACAATCCTCTCACAAAAAAGCTCGAAGAGGAGTCTTGGAGTGAAAAATTTATCGCCACAATTCCCTCAGACACAATGTTTAACAAAAAATCTTGAAGAAAACGCGAAAAATTTTGTTCGTGTATCAAAAATTATTCGTACTTTTGCATCCGAAATGAAACAGAAATCAGATATAGAGAAAGCGGTCAGCACCCACTTTAAGGTGGATGCCGCCGACCTGTACAAGAAGGGTAAGTACACTTATCCCTACGACGGTGCCCGTAGCGCACTGATGTGGTTGCTGTACTCCAACGGAGTCAAGAGCTACGTCCTGTCCGAGCTGTTCGGCGTTACAGACAGGCAGGTCCAGATTATCTGTGCCAGAGCCTGTGTTGCCCTTAAATCGGACACAAAATTCAAGGAAGACATCGAAAAAATTAACCAACAATTAAACAGCTGATATTATGGCAGAAGACAACAAGGCCGTAGCCGTAAAAAAAGATGTGGGTACGCAGGTCATTGACCGCGTGAACGCCCTCTGCGAGGCAGGTTTCGTAATGCCACGCGATTTCAATCATGTAAACGCCATCAAGTCGAGTATGCTGGCTCTCGCCGAGGTGGTTGACCGCTACAAGAAGCCGGCTCTCGAAGTTTGCACACCGGTATCGGTCCAGACGGCACTCTTTGAAATGTGTACGAAGGGCCTCGATGTGTCGAAGAAGACCGCCTACTTTATCGTGAGAGGCGACAAGCTCTGCCTCCATGTGTCCTACTTTGGCCACATCCTGCAAGTACGCCGCCTGTTCCCCAACTGGACCCCCATCGCACACACTATCCGCGAGGGCGACGAGTTCGAGTATTCCATCGACCCTGAGACTGGCAAAATGCGTCTCGAAAAGCACGTCCAGAAGCTCGAAAACCTCGACAAGGATTTTATCGGTGCATACATGTACCTTCCCTGCTCAGATGGCACTCAGGAGTTGTACGTTATGACCAAGAAACAAATCCTCGCTGCTTGGAGCAAGTCGAGCAATACCAACCTCACCACCCACAAGCAGTTCGACGAGAAGATGGCCCTCAAAACCATCATCAACTCTGGCTGCACGAAAGTCATCAACGCCACTCCAGACCCTGTGAACATGCCGGACGATGACGATGACCCCAACAATTTCACCGACCCCGTTGGCGACAACGGTGAGGAGTTTACCGACTTTGAGGAGGTCCAGACCAATTCCAACGACAATCCTGACAACGCACAGCCGGCACCCGACACAGCTCCTGCTCCTGACGCTCCTGCCGCCCAGCCCGCCGCCGGCGAAGTCCCCGAAGAGTACAAAATTTAATAACCTATAAGACATGACAGTTATGTTACCGCAACCGTTAATGACATCCGATGAGTTCGGTGGCCGCTTCTGCGCCAGTAAGTACGCCAGACCATACCGCTACAAATGCCGTAAGGCCCGCACAAACAACCGGACGAACAACAAGAAGAAGCTCCGTTCAGTCAGAGCAATTTGAAGAGCAACACGCTTTGAAACCTAGGGGGCTGCATTGTAGTTTAATCTCCTCAGGAGAGTTGGTAAAACGGCGCCACGCGCCAGATGTGGGTTTAAATCCCGCCTTTGCAGCCAAAATGCCCTCGTAGTTCAGTTGGTTAGACCGTTACTCACGGCCATGTGGGTAAAAGTCGCTGGTTCGAGTCCAGTCGAGGGCCCAAAATATCAAAAACAATGGAAGACAACGAAGTAAGAGAATACAAGAAAGCACAGAAATTCTACTTCAACGAGGAGGGAAAGCTCGTTGTAGAGTCGAAGAAAGGTGTCTGGGTTGACGGTGAGCAGTTCGTCAAGATGTACGGCAACTTTGTCTGCAACGCCAAGACTATGGGAATGGTTATCCAGCAGCTCAAATGTATCAAGGTCGCTGTCGGTGCCAAGGAAACCGTGCGACACTCCCACGACGATATGGTAGATAGCATCCTCCATGTGCATGACCACACCATCGAGCATTACTGCATCCTCGGTGTCGATGAAAATGCCGTGGAAGAGTATTGCGAGAGACTCGCTATCGACAGATACACCTCCGACGAAATTGAGAAGGCCAAAAAAGAGAAAGATGAGTGCTTCAAGATGGTCCGTGACTACGCCCAGACAATCGACAAGAAGAACACTGAGCTTACCTCCATCAAGAACAAAATCGAAGCATACAACACTATGCCTTGGATTAAACGTATTTTTCACAAAATCAAATATTAACAATTAAAACAGTTTATTATGTTAGACAAAGAACTTGGAAAAGAGTACCCCATTGAACGCCGTGCGGAGTACTTGAACGACAACTGCGACGCTACGCAGGAAATTACCTACACCCGCCAGCTGACATCCGAGGAACTGGCTGAGTGCCGTGAAAAACTCACAGATGCCAGTATCAAGCTGGCCGACATCGCCGAGGAGAAGAAACTCGCCATGGATGCCTTCAAAGAAGAGGCAAAGCCTTACGAGGAAATCCGCACCAAACAGATTAAGAACCTCAAACACAAATCCGAGGTCGTAACCGGTCTGTGCTACAAGTTCATCGACGAAGAGACCCGCATGGTTGACTTCTACAATAAAGAAGGCGACCTCGTTGACAGCCGTCCGGCTTTCGCTGACGAGTTGCAGCGTAACATCTTCCAAGCTGCCCGCAAGACCGGCACAAACAACTAATTCAGTAACATAAAATTATCATAGCTATGGAAAACAACGAAAAACCCATCACCGTGAACCTCCCCGAAGGTCAGACCCAAGTTCAGGTCCTCTACGGCCCGGCCCCCAAGCAGCTGGACGCAAAGGCTCCCATCAAAGTCAGTATTGACGGCACCATCGAAGCCCCCGCCCGTTGGCTGGAGAAGCGTGTCGGCGACATCGACCAGCACAAGGCCCATGTTCTCGTTGACCGCGATGGCATGAGTATCTGCCTTGTCATCAATGAAGATGACCCGTACAAAGACGGCTCCATCCGTGGTAAGATTGCCGTCTGCGACATCGTTACCAAGTTCGGTATCAACACTGGCAAGAAGTGGAACCCTGAGCAGCTGGGCCAGTTCCTCAAAATGAACCGCTCCCTCTTCGTCTCGAAGGAAGAGAACATGGCCGCCGTCGGCTCTCTCAAATCGTTCAACGCACGAGTTGCTCAGGACGTTACCCGCGAGAGTCAGGAAAACGGCAACCGCAACTACGCCTTCCGTCAGGCCGTCGAGTCCAACATTCCCCAGAAGTTCTCCCTCCGCATCCCCGTGTTCAAGGGTTGCCAGCCCGTCGAGGTTGAGGTCGAGACCTACGCCAGCATCGACGGCACCGACGTTACCATCGTCCTCCAGTCTGCCGGCGTGAACGACATCATGGAGGAGGCCCGCAACTCTGCCATCGACAAGGTGATTGAAGAAATTAAGGGTTACGGCCCCGAAATCGCCATCATCGAGCAGTAATACTTTTGTCTGGAAGAGGTGGTATGGCAGCGCGGTTAAGCCCGTCCGAGTTCGAGTCTCGGTGCCTCTCAAACCAAATTCACTGATAATGAAGAATACAAGCCTTATTCCATCTACATTCAACTGCGGCGGTCAGCCGTATGAAGTCAGAAGAGTCGAACGATGCGACGGAAACGCTGTCGGTATTTCATCCTACTGTGGTGGATTTATAGAGATTGCAGACATATTCGATAAGAATAGCGTTCAGGGCGCCGGCAACAAGGTCAACACTTTCTTCCATGAGCTTATCCATGTCATTCTCGACAATATGGGAGAGAAAGAGCTGTCTGCCAACGAAAAGTTTGTCTGCACCTTTGCCGGATTCCTGACAGAATCTATGACCACGGCACAATATGAACCTGATGAGATTGCAAAGATGCTCAAAGAAGTGGCCAGTAATGAATTGGTAAGCATTAAACCAGAAGAATAATGACTGTGATTAAGGTTATATCGTCATCCTCTGCCGGCAACGGATATTTGCTTGTCAGTAACCACAAGACCCTTCTTTTGGAGCTTGGTTGCAAGCCTCTCGAATACTATTCGCTTGCTGATGGTTCAATCGTTGGTGCGGCCTGTTCGCACAAGCATGATGACCATTTCAATCCTTCGACCGTAAAGTCAATGCTCCATCGTGGCGTTCCGGTCTATATAGGCGAGAAGGTCTATGAGGGAGTTTTCGACCAGATTGCAGCATCCGTACCTCAGGGCGATATTTATGGCGTAAAGCGCCTCCTGACAGCCTCAAAGACCGACGTTGGAGGATTTACAATCCAACCGTTTGAGGTCGCCCACAACGTGCCAAATTACGGCTTCCTGATAGAAACTCCGTCCGGGGAGAGAATAGTGTTCGTAACCGACGCCATAGAATGCAAGTATCGCTTCAAAGACATCGACTGCATCATGGTCGAGTGCAACCACGACGATGACACCCTCCTCGACAACCTCGCAGAGAACGAGGTCAGCCCCAGCCACCCGGAAAACCACCTCGGACTGTCAGACTGCATCGCTTTCTGCAAAGCCAACATGAACCCTCACCTCAAACAAGTAATCCTGATACACCTCAGCCATCAGAACATCAACGAGAGTTACGCCCATACAGAGGTACAGGCGGCGCTCCCCGGTGTTCCTGTTGCTGTGGCCCACCCGGACGACAGATTTATTATTGAAAACGATAAATTCTAATGCGACAGAACATATTATCCGAATACCTGTACAAACTTCTCGACGAAATGCAGACAGAGAAGGTGAAAAGCACCCATGTCCCGAACATGGTTACGAGAGGAGAATTGTTTGGAGCCATCGACAAGGATGTCAAAGAGATACTAAACAGATGGTTCCGCGAGAAGAAAATTAAGGTCCACAAGACCATACATGCAGCAACACAAGATTTTGTCGAACTTGTAAAAGAATAACAATATGAAGAAAAGATTATTCCTTATTGCATTACCGATGCTACTTTTGGCATCTTGCACTACTAAGTCAGAAGTTGAAACCAATGATGCGTGTGTTTCTGTCCGTACCGTTGGAAATCACCAATACCTTTTTTATCACGCAGGTTACAAAGGTGGCGTGTGCCATTATGAAGATTGCGATTATTGTAAAAATAATAAAACTTATGCCGTGGAAAAACTACAATACTAGAAATAAATACGGAAACCACCAAGTTACAGTTGATGGAGTACGTTACGACTCGAAAGACGAGAGCCTAAGACATGCGTTCCTCAAAATATTGGAACAGGCTGGCGACATCACCAATCTACGATACCACGTCAACTTTGAGCTTATCCCGGCCATCACCAGAGAAGAGATTGTACACCTCAAAACCAAAGACAAGGTGGTTACAAAGACCGTACAGACAGCACGATACTATGAGGCAGACTTTGTGTACACAGTAACCAAGACCGGGGAAGAGATTGTTGAAGATTTTAAGGGTTTCGAGACCGACCTGTTCAAGTTTAAGGCTGCACTCTTCTTCTACATCTACAAGAAACCGATACGCATTGTGAAACATGTTAATGAAGACGTTTACTAATGGCAAACAAGACTCAAAAACGACAGGCAGAACGCCATAAGAAAGAGATTCAGGCACAGCAACAGATGCTTGAAAACCTCGACCAAAATCAGGTCAACCAGCTCGAAAACTACGCCACATTCCAGATTCTCTATGTGAACGATGCCGCCTATAACTGCTGCAAGTTCCTCGGCAAAGAGCTTGAAACCATCCCCTACAAGACCAAGAACGTCCGCAAAGTATATGGTGCCCTAATGAAACGCTGGGCCGCCTATCAGGAGTTTGTGGCAAGCACAGGCATTGACCAGAATAGCGTCGCCACCCTGTTCTCCGAAATGGACGAATACATGGATGACCGGATAACGAAACTCCAGAAAGCCATTCAGGAGGTTCTTGAACGCGAAAACGTACCCCACGCCCATTGGATTGCCAGTTGCGAGACCGCCATGACCGTCTGCGACTATGCGACAGAAATCTCGAAATCCATCATTGAGAGGCTTGTAAAGGTGTCGAAGCGTGTAACATGGCTCATCCCACTCATCGTCGCGGAACCTGCACGAGTAATGGCGAGTATGGCCGACATGGTACAGCAAATCCACGTCAGGGCCGAGATTGACCTGAACAAAGAAGAGAATGTGCAGGTTGCCTTCCGCCAGCTCAACAAAGCCTTCTGCGACCCTCACAATTTCAAGAAAGCACAGACCACAGCTGACGAAGAAAATGCCGCCGAGGGCAGAATGACAATAATGTAAGTTTAACAATTTAATTCTCAAATTTATGCAAACAATCAACGGTAGAATCGTAAAGTTCCTTCCGAAACAGGAAGGCGACAGTCAACGCGGACATTGGGTGAAAGCCGGTCTCGTCATCGAATATGGCGACGAATACCCGAAGAAAGCCGCTTTCAGCTTGTTTGGAGAAGACAGGCTCCAGATGTGCAAGGGCCTCAAAGAAGGCACTCTCGTTCAGGTGGGCTACAACCCCGAAAGCCGCGAGTATCAGGACCGCTGGTACACAGAACTCAACTGCATCCGTCTGCAAGCCGTCGGCTCCGGCCAGCCCGCACAGGCACACGCCTCGGCTCCGGCCCCTGCCACTGCCCCTGTAGCAGCCCCCGCGACAGCTATGCCGCCCTCCGCAGAAAATGACGACTTACCATTCTAATAATCATCGTTATATGACAGACGAAGAACTCTACGCACACGCAAAGAGACAAGAGCCGCAAGTTCAATTAGTCCTCAGTAATCTGGCTGACGCCATGCTGGAGATTGACATGGTGCATGAGGATGGCAGATGCACTGCCGCCTACATAGACTACGACGAGCAGGATATGCTCAACGCAGCCGCCATCCTGTACTCCGTCTGCGGAAACTATGCCATCAAGCACGGCCTGTTGAATGAGTACAACACCGAGGAGAAAATCAACGCTTTCCGTGAAATGCTGAAAGAAACTTTCGGCCTCGATACCATTCAGGAGGTTCAGGTCTCTATCATGTTGAGTCAAATCAAGAACGCACAGAGGGAGAAAAAGTAATGGGACACTACGTCGGAAAATTGGACTTCAATTCCCTAATCGGCACGAAAGTCATCGAAATCGAGCATGACGGCAATGTCGAGAAAGGAATATTCGTACCCATTGCGGCCAACGGAATAGTCCAGTGGAAAGACGAATTGCAGCTGTGGTTCCGGGCCTTCGCTTACCGCAACCCGAAGGCCCGGTTCACACACTTCCTGATGAAATTTATCCCCCGTGAAGCGGTGAGGAAGCTGTCTGCCGCACAGCTCGAAGCCTTTGCCAACCACCAGATAGGAGGCATGATAAAGGTGGACGCAAAAACAGACTCCCAGCCGCAGGAAATGAACACAGACGATTTTATTCAAAACAACATTTAATTTATTCACCAACAAATTTCAAGCATTATGACAAAGCAAGAAATCATTGATGCCGTCAGCCAGCGCACCGGCGTCGAAAAAACCGCAACCCGCGTCGTCCTCGACGAAGCTATCAACGTCATCCGCGAGAACCTCTGCAAAGGTAACGCAATCTACATCCGTGGCCTGTTCACTCTGGCCCCGAAGAAACGCGCCGAGAAGATTGGCCAGAACATCAGCAAGAAACAGGCCATCATCCTGCCGGCTCACTATGCGCCCCACGCCAAGTTCTCAAAGGACGTCATCCGCAAGATGAAGAAGCTGCCTATTCAGGGTTAAGCAATGGCATGACGATTGGGGATGTATGGACCGACACCCTAGCCACCACATCAGGCACCATGTCGGAAACCGGCATCCCCAATAACGTCGCCATATCAATGGCAGTATTAACAAGACAGCGCTGCAATATGGCAAGCAACTCATCCTCATCCGTGGTCTTGGAAACAACAATCACACTCTCACCTTGTTCGTAGTTGTACCGGACAAGGTGAATATTTTTATACCCGCAGCCGACCTTCTCCACAAACTCCTCTGTCAGGTCGTAGTCCGACAGCAACTCGTCCAGCTTCTCCGCATCGTCGGTGTCGCAGTCCAAGAAAAGGGTTATTACCCAAGCGTAATCATGCAAAATAACATCCCGTGCTATCATATCTCAATCGTTTTTGCAAAGATACTAACGAATATCACCAAATACTACGCAATACATTACTCGCACTAAATCACTACTATAGAAAATATTAGCAAATATTGATGAAAAAATCTTTTCATGTTTCAAGATATTTGCGTATCTTTGCACCAAATTTCGACACCTGTGATTATACAAGAAGACATAGTTAGGACCATAGAGGCTTACTACAATGTAAGATACAAAGATATACTGGCCAAATTCAACCAGAACTACCCAGACAATATAGCAAAAGACATGGTAATCTATATGTACCGCAATGTGCTGCACATGAAGATTGTAACTATAGCAAAAGAGTTTAGTATGACTGCCCGGAACATCAGCTATAGGCTCCAGCACTCCACGCCCAAAATAAAAGGGAAAGGCAAGCTGGCAAAAGACTACAAAGACTTGATGGAAATTCTTAATGGTTAAATACAAATCAATATGTTATCAGAGTACGAACAGAGACTTCTCGCTGACGCTTTGGATAAGGCCCAGCTAACGAAGCTGCCCGCCAAAATGGACCCGGAAAACTTCATCTGGATTGAAGGCATCGGCAAAATCAAACTTATTGACGGCAGTTACGGCTTCGGCATTGTGAAACGTAACCCGGACCTGACCTACACCGTTACCTACATCAACGGCGCTACGTCGCCCATCCTGCATGTAGAGGAGGTGTACCCCTACAACAAAATCGACCGTGCGAACATCAAGAAGTTTTCCGACAAGGAAGACCGCAACGGTCGTATCAACTATCTCCAGTCGCTTCACCTTCCCTACGAAATCGACTTCGAGAATGCCAGTATCGCCGACCTTAACAGAGAAATAGTCAAGGCCGCAGTATTTCAGCAACTCAACGCAATGGAGGAATAAACCATGACAGACAGTATCATCCAGTTAAGAGAGAAACTCGTGGGGTTGAGCAAAGACCCCATCGAGACCCGGAAGCTCCTCGACCAGCTCACCGAGGAAGAAATCGACCACGCCAATATCCTCAGCCCATTTCATGTCGGCGAGAAGGACATTGAAGCAACGAAGGACTTGCAGTTCGCCAAAGTCCACAAGACCAAGAACGGATACCTTCTCCACTACCACGGAGGCTACAGCGTCCTCGTTGATGAGAAGCTGATGAACACCTGTGGGGTAATACAGCTACTCATGGACGGCAAGATTGACCCGCTGCCGGAGGGCCTGACCAAAGAGGACGTCGATACTTGGAACGGCGCCGTGGAAATGGTGTTTCGTCTGCCTATGTTCATATTCAACAATTTTGACGCCACCATCACCATCGCCGAGGTCGCTTCGAGATACATGCTGCTGTTGCAGAAGATGGGCGAGGTGCCGACTCTCGACTCCGAGAACCCGGAGTACGACAAGTTTATCGTCGGCATAAACGAGCTGATGGAGAATTTCGCCACCGGGCTTGAAAAACAAGGTAAAGAATACGAAAAACGCATGGGCTATGGCAAAGAGCAAATCGAGGGCCAAGGTGAAAACCAAGGCCAAGGTGAAGGCAAAGCCGAATAGGACGGCTCACAACACCATCATTGAAAAAGGTGTAGTAGTTAAAGCAGAAATGAAAAAGAAATGAGCAAATTCGCAGTAAGATTCACAGTAATCGCAGTAGCAATCTACTTGATATTGTGCTATGTCGTAGAAATTGCTATAGGCACAAACATCTGGTCGCAGACCTACTACCTGCTGTTTGAATTATGCCTGTGTCTTTGCATATCGAAGCAGGGAGTATATCATTGCAAATACATCAAGTGGACGGCCTATGGCATCTTTGTATCGGACACCATCGTCTGCTTCGACAATCTCTTTGATATATTCCCTGTCAATTTCATGGTGTTCGTCCCGGCTATCATAATAGCTATAGGACTGCTCACCACGACCTGCATGGCCATCAACCACTACATCAGGGTAAAAAGATTGAAGAAAATATGGGAACCGAAACTAAAGGAAAAGAAAAGCCCGTGATATTGAAGTACCTGCGCTCACTCCTCCTACACGCGGTCGAAATGATTGACAACGACCAATGCAGCGAGGCCGACGCAATGGCAATGATAGGAAGGTTCAACGCGGAGAGCCGAGGGTTCTACGACAAGACCTCCCTTCTGAACTACGACGAGGCAATGGAAATGCTCGGCATCAGGAACAGAAACAAGTTCAAAGACATCTGCCGGCTCCACTGCATCGAACAAGTCAAGCTGAACAACATGAGCGTAGGCTTCAAGAGAACGGAAATCGAAGACTTAGCCTACCGGCTGAGAAAAGAAAACGGGACTGACTGAGGTCCCGTTTTCCATGAAAGAAGGTATATATAAAAGTATGAAGAAAAGGGTCTAGTGAGGTCTGGTGCAGCCGTTGAGGTTCTGCATGTGGACCGTCAACTCGGCATAGGGATTGCTTCCGTGCCAGCGCTCCTCTCCCACCTTCAACTCCTTCGTTACTATGAAGTCGAACTCCCGGTTGCGGGCGTTGTCCCAATAGCGGTGTACACCCTTGCGGATATACTCGAAGAAATTGTGGATGATGGTCTCTCTCTCAACCGGGGTGCCGACGACAAGGAATGTCATCGTAACCTCCGTGCCCTCGTTGGCATAGTTGTTGTCGTCCGGCAGGAAATACCGCTTGCGGTCGCTGTCGGCATACTCCTCGGTATAGACATTCTTGGTCTTCCCGATATTGTTGATTCCATCTGCTTTTTCGTACAACAGGCCGGGGAAATACTCTTCGATGTCGATGACGTTCTGGCCCGGAATGTCAATACGCTGGAAATAGTGGTTATACTGTGAGCTTCTTCCCATGACTTATTCCTCCTCTGGATTAGGTTCAAATTCATTGACAATGGTTCTGGCAAGCTGCTTGGCATACTTGCGATACTCCTGCATGGCTTCCCATTCCTCGATATGTGTGCCGATGTCGTGATTGTTTCTTACAGCTTCCATTCGAGAGTACGGGTACTCATGTTGAATTAGCGCATCAACGATGGCGCCATAGGAATGTTCGCCCGGAGCAAACGTAAGGGCGTTCCACACCCATTGGTCTTCACCGGATTCCGGCCCGGCGACCTGTTCCTGCCTGACATCGACATTGATGAGCAACTGAGTCGTGCCAGCATTTTGTTTGATTTCGTACAGCGAGGGTTGCTCGGAGCCTCTTTTCTCTATAACTTTCATATAACAGGTTGTATTTTATATTCTTTCTTGATTTTTACCACTTGTCGCTTCGTCTTGAAGTAGAAGCATCTGCCTAAGGCAGACTCGGAGTAGAGTATCTTTGTCGTCATGGCGTACCCATTGGTGTGGCAGGTAAAGCCGACGTATGAGTTAAGCGAGGACGCGATATGGGCCAGCTCCGCGATGTCTATCTTCTCGGACTGGCATACGCGAGCCGCATGAACTACACAGTTCTGAAAACCGCCGTATGTCCTGTTGGAGAGGTACACCCGGTTGAACTTGATGACGTAACCGACGAACTTTACGCCCTTCGAGTAGTGCTGGATATATACCTTGTCTTTGTGCAAGTTGATTTTCAGCATAGATGTTGCAATCTCGTCGGCATACCTGAACGCGGCCACGACATCCTCGACACGCTTCATGACGACGGTGAAGTCGTCAACGAAACGCTCGTACCGGCCACCACGCTTTTTGCAGAACGCAATCATCTTCTCGTCGAAGAACGACAGGTAGAAGTTCAGCAGTATTTGAGAGGTGAGGTTGCCAATCGGCATACCTTTACCGTCTGGAGTCTTGAACAGAGTTTTATGCGGAGGCAGCTCGTCGAAAAGATGTATATTCCCGTGCTTTACGCAGTTTTTTGCAGGGTTGTGCCTGACCACTACCTCAAGAGTCCTCCACACTATATCGACATCGGGCTCCTTGTATTTCTCATACACGAACCATTTGAGCTGGGCCAGCAGAATCTCTTTGTCGGCGCTCATAAAGAAGCCTATGAAGTCAAAACTGCCGACGTAGCAATCGTCGCTGGTGTAGTTCTCGCTGACTATCCGCATATCCTCGCGGAGCGCCCATACAGCCCGCAACGTGCCGTAACCCTTGCGGCAGTTGAAGCTCACATTACCCTGCTCCTCGAACCTCTGCTCGAACAGTGGGTTGAGTTTGAGCATGAGCCAATGGTGGACTATGCGGTCTCGGAAGTTTGCGGCAAATACCTCTCTGAGTTTAGGTCTTGTAACACAGAAACATACAGATATTGAAGGCTGGTAGATGCCCGTCTCAACCTCGGCGGCGAGAATGAACAGGTCTTCTTCGTATATTACTCTGTATCTGATGCAGTTATCGGAAGATTTCTTGTGGCGGCAGCAGTCATCAAATGCGACTATCCAAGCCTCTTTTCTTTTTTCATCAAGCGCGGCACACGCCCTCACTGTTAACGAGTTGTACTTGTTGTTGTTGTTGACGTTACCATTGGTGAAGTTGACGTTCCAAGCGTTGTTGGTGTTGTACTCCGTGGACGTCCAGTAGTTCGATGACGTGTATGCGTATTGTACCTTATTCTTAACTAACCGGCCCTTCTCGAAGGCTTCGTTAGTCATACGCCCGTTCAATTCAAAAAAAGAAACATCCCTCATAACCTCAGTTATTTAGGCGTTTACGGCTCACTCGTGGCGCAAATCTTCGCCACCTTGGATTTCCAGCGTCCCAGCTGATTACTAATATCAGTCATCAGTTCAATTAACGGAACTCTCTGTTTGCGGGAAATTACACGGGTCCTCGACGGACTCAGGACGGTCTCGCCAGTTGACGCAGCGTCCTTCTTGTTTGGCTTGTCCGAAAACTCGGACAGTACCCTTGTGATAGATTTTACATTAGTCATGCTCATCACCACCACGTCGAGGAGGTCTAATTTCTGTTTGCCGTCCGGGAGATTGAGAGCGACATTAGTGGCGGATTGAGCTTGCATGATATTCTCCATAACAAGCTTGATGTCGGCCTGAACCGCTGGCTTGTTAGGAGCGTTATCGAAAGTTTCAAGCGCCCACAGGTGTAGTCTCTCAATAGACCGGTATAATGATGACTGCTCCGCTTTCACAAGAAATTTTCTCCTTTCTTTAATTGGTTTTTAGTGTAACGATAAATTTTCTGTTTTATTGTATGGTCTTTTAGTCATCGTCCGCCGGCTGGTCGTCAAAGACCAGCCGGACGATGACATCTTTAATTCTTTAGAACGCGGCACACGCCCTCACTGCTAACGAGCGGTACTTGCCGCCGCCGCCGTCGACGCCACCACTGGTGAAGTCGACGTACCAAGCGTTGTTGGTGTAGTACTCCGTGGACGTCCAGTAGTTCGACGACGTGTTGAATCTACTGAATCTCGTTCCAAGATTGGCAACAGCATTGGCAAATATGTCGCCGTAGGGGTTGCCATTGGCCTGACTGACGTAGTACGACGAGCCGCTGTAGCATATCAGGGTGAAGTATGCAAGGCGGCACAGTTCACCGGAACTCGGCAGATACCAGTGGTGCTTCTTGAACTTTGGAAGCAGACCCGGAATATCCGTACCATCAGGTTTCTTCGGCTCGTATGCGTATGCCATACTTGCAGCAGGATAGAGGTACTGCGAGTAAACATTTGGATAAGAGGAAGATAACGTATTGGTGGCAAATGTTCTAATCTTGGAAATCTGCAAAGCGACATTTCCGGGAGAAGCGTCAATGTCGGGGTCAGTCTTGAACTCAATGCCGTAGTTTACATCGTCATCCTGAGTGCTGGCGTCGCCCGTGTATGTCGTACCAGCGAGAACTCTGTTGCGGTGGTAGATGATGCCGGCGGTATCTTTGAGACCCTGCGGCACCTTCGTAGTCGCGGCGAACAGGTCGTCATCAGGAAACACGTTTTCCTTCATTAGTGACGAAAGCTCAACGAGAGCCATACAACCAAAGGCTACATTATTGCCATACTTAAAGAAATCGCCAGTCTGAGGGTCAATCATAGTGCCGAACCTGACATACTGATAATTATCACCAACACTATAGGATGTGCAATCCACGGTATTTGACTGGACCTTACCTCCATTTGACGTAAGCTCGCTGATATACGGCACGTTGAATGGTGATGTATCAGGAGTGCCATCATTGTTGGTATCATACTTCAAGTCGGAGGCGAAGCCATTGGAACCGAATGTGGAGTTGTTGTACAATCCCCATTGATAGGCTCCGATGTCTTTCAGGGCACACATGCGGCGGTCGTAACCGACAACCTCACCGTTCTCCGTGATTGGGTCACACATAAAGCAGATACCAATAACTTCCTTGCTGGCATTGTATCTGTTATCCCATGTGCCACCGTGGTACACGAAGTCGCCCACCATAGCCTGACGGAAATAGAAACGAATATCCATCGAGGCTGTAAGTATGTTGCCGTTGGTCAGAGTTACCGTGCAAGTCAGGGTGGCCGTGGGAGCCGCCGCCTCGGAACCCATAGCAAGACAGGTTACGTTTCCGAGGGCATCAACACTACCCATGTTAGCGTTGGCGCCGGACAAGGCCCACTGGTAAGACTGAATGGTGTTGCCTGTGGCGGCATTTGGGATGAGGTCGTAGTGTTTTACCTCGCCGACGGCATCAAAGTAACCGTCGCCGCTGACAGAGATACCGCTGAGGGTCGAGCGGGTATAGTCGATGTAGAGAGGATTGCTCTCGCTATCCACGTTGCCAAAACGCTCGATGAGTCTCTTCTTCAACGAGAAGCTAATCTGACCGGCTGTACCTTCGGACATGGCGATGGTGCCAGTGATGTGCAGATTGGTAACGGTTAGCAACCACTCCAAGAAGGTCCAGTTGACGCCAGTCCAAGCAATGCCGTCAAGCGAGATTGTCTGGATAACATTGGCCTCCTGCGTGATGTTGTAGCCGTACACACCCATCAGTATCTCCTTAGTGCTGACCTGAGTGCTGCCGCCGATGACGAAGCTCTCCAAATTCTCGTAATCGTCGAACTGGAGCGTGGCAAGATTGGGGCAATCCTGCACGTTCAGCTCCTCGAAAGTGGCGGGGAGTTTCAGTGAAACGAGCGCAGGTGTGCTAGGTAAACCTAACGTAGTGAGGGCTGTTCCACGGCAATCAATGTCCTGTAAGCGGACAAGATTGGTTAAACCGTCCAAACCACTCAACCTGTATGCGTTATGCACGTCGATGTGCTCCAAATTCTGACACGCGGCCAGATTGAAAGCACCGGCTCTGGGGTTGAAAACCACTCCCTCGGCATCAGCGCTGTACATATCGAAGCGTACCAAACGGGCGGCATTGGGTGCCATAGCCGTGGTCTCAGCCTCGCCAGAGTATGTACCGTTACCCCAAGAGGCGATGTTGCCGATTTCTCGCATCGAGCCTATGAAGTAGAAGTACACACCGTTGGTGGCGCTGTTGTTGTCGAAGGAAAGGTTGAATGTCGTTCCGGGGGCCACACGAGTCATCGAGCGCACGGGCGACGAGCTTCTCTGGTCGCCAACCTCGTGCATCGGGTAGATGTACTGGTGAGGTTTCAGAGCCACGGCATAGGAACCTGCATAGCCACGGAAGCCGAACTGACTCATACGGTAGCCGGCATATCCGGCCAGCATGGTAACGCGCTTGCGGATGTACTCTTTCTCGCTATCGTACTGGTCGCCAAGAGATTGGCTTATCGGGTCTTGCGGGTAATCCTCGCCGCCATCGTCCGCTGCCTGAGAGCGGTACAGCACGGCTGGAATCTCGTAGCGGATGCGGGCCGTCTCATTGTAGGCCACAGCCGGGAAATACTTTTGGATGTAGAAGAAATAGAAGTCAAAGCATCCGATGGGGTCGGCGCTGACAGCCGTGCCGTCAGGCATAGTCTGGCCGTTGGCGAGTGCCACCATAGCATTGAAGATACGTCCCATCATGTTCGACAACTCCATCTGCTTGTCGCCGGTTTCTAGGAACCCGTAGCCGTAGGCATCGTTGAGTGTGTTGTTCAGCACATTGTCCTGACCCTCCCAATGGTAGCCCGTAACCGGGTCTGCATCAGATTCCAGCACCCAATAAGGCTTCGACTGTATGCCGGAGTTGTTTGTCTTGAAAATGGTGTCGAGGTCATCGTCATTCATTTCCATATTGGGCCAGTTGTGACCGGTATCATTCAACGTCTGAACGGCATAGGGATTGAGGCGGTAGTAGGTGTTTTTCGAGCGGTTGTCGGTGCCGGCCCAGAGAACCATAGTCTCGTGGTGGAACTGGACGCTCTTCTTGTTCAGGTACACGTTGTTGTCAACGTACAGCCTGAAAATCTTGCAGATAAACTTCTTCATGGCCGTGTTGACGGCATCCACATCGGCGCTGTAGTTAATAACGTCAGTGAGACCGTTCTTGGTCTTGACGGCGTTAAGCTCTGTCTGCAAATTCAGGGTGATATTGCGTGTATCGTTGGCAGGGTTGCTGACGTCGTACCAGAGGTCGGACTCGCTGTACCCGGTAACACCTGTTGGCGAAGCCGTGAGGTCGTACAGACAGGCAAAATTCTCGAATGTGTACTGGCCCTGCACAAGGTGAATACCTGCGGGGACGTACTGTCTCGTGCCGTCAGCCTTGTAGTGGCAGCGGAAGAGGTCGAACTTGGCATAGCCTTCGCCGGCGTCGCTGTCAATCATCCAGTAGGCCACACTGCTGTCGAAACTATTGGAAAGCACAGCAATGTTCAACTGGCTCAATTTGGCGTTCTGACCATCACCATTCGGCCCTTTCCACGGCGCTATCTTGGTGTTCATCAGATACAGGAAGTTGAAGATAGGCTGCCAGAGTTTCACCTGTCTCGTGGTGGGAGCGTCCGCATTGGTCTGGTCGCCTTCTCGGACACCGGGCCATACAACATTCGCGCTGTCATGCAGTTCAAGAGTGTCGCCGAATCCCCAATTTATGTTCTTGGCACCAGCATATACGAAAGCCTCCACCTTGTCGCCTTTGTCATTGCTTATCTGATACTCACAAACATAACGACCTGTTGCGCTGTCGATTGTGTCAACAAACGGCACACGCATATCAGTCAAGGGGTTATTGTTCAAAGCACCTTCGACAAGACTGTCGCCGACGAGAAGTGAAGCGTCGGTAACACCCCAAGTAGGCTTGTCGGCCTTACCGGGACCGAAAGTGCTGAGGCCCTTAAAGACTTTCAAAGCATTGTCGGCGCCCTCAACCTCCTGAACAAAGTACAGGAAAGGTTCCTCGATGACTGTTATACGCTGGCCGGACGAAAAGTCTGTAATGCAGTCCGTCTGGTCGAAGGAGTAGCCGCTCTCACCGAAACCTGCCACGCAACTGGCGTAGAGGTCGTTATAGAGGTTACAGGCACCCATCTTGTGCGACTGCATCGGGGAGGCGTAGTTGATTTTGCCGACAAGTTTCTTTGCCACAGGGATGCCGGATTTCAGCTGGTAGCCAAACTTCTGCTTATTCTCCGCAGCACCGAAAGCCACAACTCCGTCCAAGTCAACAAAAACATTCTTCAACGTGCCGTTGACGTCGTACTTATACTCGTCGTGGCCGGAGCCTTTCTTCTTGTCCTCCTTGAAGCTGTAGTTCCACTCGGCATAGGTCATGGCAGTAGTACCCTGACCGCTGCCCTCGACACCGTACTGGATGCCGGAGTGAGCACGGTCAAGAGTGCCGTCGGCATTGTGCCGGTAGATTTCGTAATAGCCATAACGCTTAGGATTATCCTTATAGCGGCGGCTTATGTGGGTTCCGTGCCACACAATACAGTTGTAACCAGCTGCAAGAGCCTTCTCAAAGCTCACAACACCGTTATCGAGGATGTCGTTGTCATCGTGGATTTCCTTCTTCTCTGCCACAGTAGGGAGGGTAGAGATATAGTTTTTCACCACCTGCTCTGGGGTGATGCTCCTCTTATATACACGGATGCCATAGATGTCTATGTCACAACCTGACTGGCCAATAACGATGTCGCCACCGGCATTGATTTCGTTGGCATTGCTCACATCCGCAACCCTGACCTCGCGGTTGATGACACCGTTGATATAGGCACGGATAATTGCGATGGTAGCGGATTCTGCACGTCCACGGCCACTCTCTGCGCTTACAAGGTTGTAGTTGTGCTGGAAGTTGAACACCAGACGTGTTCTGACACCTTCCTGCCAACTCACGTCAGCAGAATCCCACGACGTATTGCTTCGGTTCATGAAGGCGCCATTCAGGGCCTTCATATAGACACCCTTCGGGTTGGAAGCATTGCGGTTGCCGATAGTCAGAATCGGGTCCTCCTCGTTGGTGATATTGCGGACGGCAAAGTCAATCTCAATGGTGAGGCCGTGTCTGGAGTTATCGGTAAACTGCGAATAGATGTCGTAGGGGATAGTCAGTGTACTGCCGGCGAGAAGACGCAGGAAACGGATGTTGTTCTGTTCCACCCAACCGTCAACACCGGGCTGGAAGCTGATGTTATGGAAATTCGACGGGTCTGAGGTGACAACGGTGTTATCCATAGCGTTGATGATACGCATGGGGTTCTCCTCCTGATTGCTACGAAGCATAGGGTTCAGGTAGAAGTCTGCACCTTCCACGGCGCCGAAGTCCTCGCTGTTATCAACAAGGAAGTCTGCGAGAGGATTTCCGCTGTTGACGTAGGTCCCATCAATCTTAGCAAACACATAGACATGGATGCTGGGGAGAGAGGACTGGATGCTCAGGACGCTGGCAAACTCGTAGAGCGTATTGACAGTCCTGTTTGCTATCGGAACTTCCAGATAGACATTGGTCTTCGTGGAGTCTGCGATAACGAAGGTAACAGTCGCAGGAGGCTCAGGAGTGTAGATGTTGTAGCCAAACATCGTAGCAGCCTCGAAGTTCAGCATACTCTCGATGCAGCCTTGGATGGCCACATACTTGTTCGTGGAGCCGGATTGGACGGCAATGATGTTATTCACCACCACGTTGCTGGTAACAATGTCATCACCCTCACCGGCCTCAATCCAAGCCTCGACCTTTTTCAGGCCCTCTGAGAAGAAGCTGACGGTATCTTCCGTGGCCGTGAACGTCTCGGACGTAACAGTCGTGGAAGCCGTCGCCTTGGGGACGAAGATGCGGTGTGTGGATGTCGTTCCGCTGGCGCCTGTGAACTTGACGCAGAGGGTGCGGTCAACAGCACCGTTGGCATAATACTCGACCGTGAGGCTGTTGTCCGTGCCAACCACCAGAGCGGTGTTGTTCCAGTTGTTGTCATCGGCGACACGAAGGTTCAGGTTGGCCGCCTGAATGGTGAACGACACCGATGGCGTCTCGCCGGATGACGTGTTGCTGACCTCGAAGATGAGGTTGTTGTCGCCGGCAGAGAGGTAAGGCTGCAAGTTCAGTTCCAGCCATTCCGTGCTGGCGAAAGCCTTGGCGGTGTAGGTAAACGAGTAAAGCTCCTGACGGCCCGTGAGTGTCGGTTTCAGAATCTTCACCGTGACCTCCTTGTTGGAAGGCTGATACTCCGTATCGCCCGTGTCGTCATTGGTGCGTATTCGGTACTCGCGGAACTGAAAGCGTACAGGCACGTCCGTGTCTTTGTAGAGATAGGAGCCATCGTCTGCGACGGCGACATATACCTCCTCATAGTCTTGGATAACCTTACGCTGCAACCGCAGTGAGCCAGTCCAACTGTCTGAAACCATCGGAATGACAACAACACCGTCATCATTTGGTGCAATCGGGTCTAGACCACCGAACTTGACACTCTTGGCACCACCCTGACACTCCTTGACAGCCTGAGCGAGGCGGTTGAACTCACTGGCACCAAGTCGGCCCTGCTCGTTCATTCCTTCATTCTCGACTTTGTTAAGTAAGTCATCAATGTTTGTGTAAGCCATGTTACTATGTGTTGGTTAATAAAAAATTATCTGCCAAAAATTATAGGGAAAGTATAGGCAAAGCCCCATGTGCCGCCGTCGTCGCTGGCCTGAGCTATCAGAGTGGCGCCGAGGTACAGGTAACGCAGCTCGTCGGATGTCGTGGTAACAGCATACCATGTCTTGCCATCAAGATGCGGGAGCGCCTGAAACTGGTCCAGTGTACACCTGACAACATCTGAACCGCCAAGTACGTTCTGTACGAACTGGAAAGCCATACCCCTATTCTTCGTGGGTTTTATCTCCACGTTCTGAGGCTGGACCACCATCTGCACATTACGCGACCTCCCGACAACAATCGTGGGCGACTGCTGTGTAATGTCTATGTTTACCGGCTGCCCGGTATGTACGATGATTTCCATTGTTTTTTAGGTTAGTTTTCTCTCTTGAAGGCGCTGCCGACAAGTGTAAAAGCATGATTTGTCTTCACAATGGTACGGTTGTCGTCCCCGGTGCCGTATATAAGCTCCACGGTGTACTGACCTTCCTCCATAGTCTTCGACACGTCGCCGGCAATGGAAAACACCTTTCCGGCCCCATCGCCAGAGGTCGCCGGTTTGAACGGCTTGATTTTCGTGGACTCGCCATTCTCCAAGTTCAGGTCATCCGGATAGGCACGGAGGCCCGCATACTTGTAAGTGTCCGGATTTTCCGAATGATTCCCTTTTACTCCGGTAGAGCTGTACTCGCCGACAAGGGCGTTGCCATCATCATCGGCTACCGTAATCTTGATAGCCTCACCTTTGTAGAATTGGTTTAGATTTGCCATATATCTGATTTTTAATTATTAACATTATACACAGGAATCTGCAGGTCGTAACACATATCACCCATAATCTGCTGGTTACTTGTATTGTACCACCAAGAAACACTCTTACCTGTCTTCGGGTCTGTCGAGCATTGCTGGCCATTCCCATGAGCAGATACAGTGTACTTAATCTGCAATACAGCATCGTGCATCGAAGCAGCCCAAGTATTGAAGGCCGCAACATTAAATTCACTTGTCTTAACAGGAGTAATAGAATGATTCTCGTTGCCATTGCTTGCATAGTCTGCAATTTTACCATTAGAATCGATGAATGCTGGTGAGAAATTTTGCGTCGAATCGTCAATAAATTGTTGTGTTGTATTATCCCATTTCCTACGGACAATATGGTGTCCGTTCTTAAAGGCCGTAGGTAAGAATATTTGGTCGCCGATTCGGAGGTCTGTACCATTGAACAGAGTAAAATCGTCCATTGAGAAGTGTCTCAAATTGAGGTCCCCGACATCAATCTCTCTTTCTTTTGCCAAATCTCTTATAGAGGTACGACTGTCTCTGCTAAAGATATTTCCGCTAATAACGACATCCTCTCCACGACCAATAGTTATTCTTCTGACTCCAGCAATCTCCTCATTCAACTCTCTTCTCCAGCGCCTATTACTGTTCAATGTGGCCTGAGCCTGTAATGCTGCCTGTTGTTCTATGGATGTGCGAGAAACAGAAAGTTCCTCGTTCATTTCAACACTTATTTCAGGGAGAGAAGCATCATGTACCATGCGGTAGGTGTAATGTTTCACATACTGCCTGTAAATCTTATTATTAAACGTTACATACAGCACGGAATTTTCATTTAAGTTACCTTCGATGGCATCATTCTCAGCAAGGTAGATACGGCTGAACTTAACAGAGAAGTTAAACTTCTGATAGTTATTGTCATACATGTAGGCAATAATCCTACGAGACAGGTCGCGTTCGGCCCGGCGAAGATATGCCTGAGGGAGCCTGATATTTGTCAGAACAAATTTATCGGCCTCATCGTCTTCCAACACCTCAGTCAAACCAGTTTTTCTGTCTGTATAGATGTGTCCCTTGGGGTCAATGTAGTGGCTGTAGTTGTCGTCACCATAGTCAGGCTGCGCGGATGGCATCAGGGCACCATAGGTTTCTGTATCTTTGTAGAGAGCAATCCATACAAACCCTTCCGAAGTATCTTGCTGACTATCAATAAACTTACCACTCGTCATAACATCACCCTCGAAAGGCCTTTTGGGGGCAAGTTTTAATGAACCGACACGGCCATTAGTAACCTCCTCTGCGGTGTATGTTGTTCTTTCAAAGCGCCTACTTCTAGCGGCTCCAGTGTTTTCTCCGTCAATCAGGAACCCGGTAGTCAGAGCATTCGGATTATAATCGACAAGTATATAACCATCGGAAGTTCCATCTGTATCATAATGAAGGTTGGGGCTATCTATAATCCTGCGCAATTCTCCAGCAGAATATAACTTAACACCCTTGGTCTCATAAGTGGAACCACCATACACATCATACTCCCAAATCTGAACAGGATTCTTCTTGGTATTCTCATCGACAGCAATCTTGAAGTTACAGGCTCCACAATGACCAGTAGTCATTGAAAGTATCATTTCATCCTGCAACGCAAGGTCGAAGATATTGAATCCCATCGGACGAAGTTTAGCAAAGAAATAGGGGTGTTTGTACTCGCCACTTGTATTGCCATCCTCGATGCTCTCCCAAATTTCATTGTTGTCAAGTTCATCAAAAGCGAACTCTTCAACAATATCTATACGAACAAGTTGATAATATACAGACGTGTCGCTATAAACCGTTTCGGTAGTGCATTGAATATATTGCCCCTGAATCTTCTCATAGAAAGATGTTGGGTCGAGATAAAAATCGTCTTCTGTTGGATAAGCACGAATATAGCTTTGCTGACCCTTGATGGTCGGTTTTACATCATCGAACTCCTCAATATGCTCATGCGGCATTATCTGGACGTATTCATTTTCAAACTGATAATGCTTGTTATCTGCATCCGTTTCTTTCTCCTTATACAGAGGATTCTTGACCTTTGTGCCAGACTGCACCTCTCCTATCATCGGGTCGGCTGTTCCAGTCAGAAGACTTCCATTGACATAGTAGTTATGAGCATTGTAAAAACGACGTTCTCCATCGGTCTTGATATACAACTCTGGCATAAGCCGCGTCTGCGGCGTAACGTATTTTACACGCTGAAATTCAATAGTATCAAATACGTCAGCGTTTTGATTTAGCGTGGATTCGTTAGTGATTCCGAAATCAGCGAGAGCATACTTTTTATTATTCTTATACCATCCATCAGTTAAGTACCCTGTAAGACCGAATGCCACATTGTTGTTTACAAAAGAGTCTACGCTGACATCAACCTCTTCAATAGAAGTAGCCGAGCGTTTTGATGCCCGCAAACCGTTCACCCAATCCATATATAGGCTATAGATGTCACCCCAATCGTCCCACTGTATTCCCTTAAGCTGTAGGTTATAAGATGACACCCAAGTATCATTATCACAAGTCACCTTGTACACATCATCGACACCCAGAGCTTTCTCTCCACTACCACCCATAAAGGCGTATGTTTCAGAATTAGCCTCACAAAACTCCATTTCGCTAATAGCAATTCGTCTGTTGCCATCATACCAACCCATCTTTGAGCCATCGGAACTGTTATTCCAAGTTAAGTTTGGATTAGTAGAGAAGAAGCTCGGTAAATGGCAAGCAAAACCTCCTGTACATAAGTCGGATATGACAGCAGATAACGCTAATACTCCCAAGCCCATTGCCAATGCCCCATTCAGGTTTCCGAATCCAAATGTATCTATCCATCCGCAAATTCGATTCTTTGCCGGATAATAGTATTTCGTAACCGAAGTTACAGGTGTTGGACCTGTACCAGAGAATGTTATGTTTATGATAAGATGATAATCACCAGCTTCCAATGTCCCGCTACCGCCATTGATTAAGAATGCGTTTCCGGACGCCGTAACGTTCGTCGTTCCCTTAAATAGGTAGTATGTTATTGAAGCTGATAAGCCTGTTAATGAGAATCCATCGGATTTTATTCTAGCATCATACGACAATGTGAAATCGTAGCAAAGTCTAGCTGACGTCTCGTCTACATAAGATGTGTAAGTTGAGAATTTGCTTACGAGACTTGCTTTTTTATTTACAGTACATATCTTTTTGCCAAATTGGAATACGTCTGTTACTCTGTTTTTTAGGTATTTTTCGTACCTGACAGAATCAGCTACAGTTGTACCTTCTGACGTAGGATAATTGATAGCCGTAGACTGTTCTACGCCATTCGTCATATACATCGGCCTAATCCACCCGTCCGCATTTGGGTTGGGATAGTACCAAGGTATATTCTCCTCGCTGCCCACGCCGGTAATCCGGGTAATAATCTTGTCAGTGGTGTTTGTTTTCTCCTTTGACAGAAGAGCATCTTCAACGCCATAGTCGAACGGATGTGTAGTGGTAGGAATACCATCACTGTCGCGGGTGTAATCACCTTCTCCAGAAGCGGCATTAGCGTCCCAATCGGCAAAATCGTGTTGGCAGTCAGCTACCATGATTATGGTATCGCCAGTGAAATCACCATTGGAATCTGTATCGCGAAAGATATAGTATTGCAGACCAAATGTGTCATGGAACTGCTGCAATGCCTCGTGAATAGTGTTATTCTCGAAAGTAATAAGCTTCTCTTCGGAAGTTGTTATAACACCCTTCTTGTCTTTACCTATAAGGCATTTATATCCAGACAAGCGCGGTTCTCCGTCGTAAATTTCATCATAGCCGCCGGTTGCGGGGCCGATATGATACGATTGAGGATTGTCTACAAAATAAACAAGGTTAAGCAAATACTTGGTGTAATTGCCTCCAAAATGCTCGTAGATATTGGCATGAGGATAATGGATGTACGACTGCATTTCTCCCGAAACAATCGGGTATGGGTCGCTGGTGTCCTTCGTGCCAGTATAGGTGCCGAGGCCCACAGAGTTGAACTCTTCGTATGTCAGGTAGCTTCCTGGTGTTACTCCGGGTCTCAGGGCAATAGAAGCCAAACCGCTTCTAAGCAAGCTAGCATTGATGCGCTTTGCAAGCTCAGTAATGTCGCCATAGAAGCTGAACTGAGCACTCTCAGAAATAGGCTTGGAGGACACGAACGGCTGCACAACGTCATAGAGGTACACACGCTCCAAAACAACGCGCTCAGACACGAAATCTATGTCGTATTTATATCTGGCGTCCTCATTTGATTTACTCGACGTGGGTATCTGTTTCAAATAGAAATTTTCGCCATTGAAACTGACATGGCACTCCTGACTCCACAGGCCCTCCAGCGTTACGTCGTTGCCGCTGGAATCCTTGTCAGCATACCACATAACACCCTGAGCCGTAATAGTGGGTGCCGAACCCATACGGGTGGCATCATAGGTGAAGTCAAATATTTCGAGAGGCTTTCCAATGTGCGGGAACTCACGGTCAACCACCTGATGAAATTCGTATTGGTTTGTGGCAGGATTGAGCCATGTACGCATATAGCTGTAAACAGGAGCGCCGACGGCATAAATATTGTTGATGTTGGCGATGCTCGGTGTAACATTTGCAAGCAGCGCAGCCATCGTTTGATATGTCTGCGTTACGTCGCTATCCTTGACAGGGACAAGTACGGTCAAAAACCTCTCCTTCATGTTATGTTACCTTTCTTTTCAATTTGAAGTACAGGCATATACCTGAAATTACAATCGCGGCTATGAAGCACCACCCAAGCCCAATCATCGTCTTCTGGAACCAGTTTAGCTCCTTCTCCACATACTCCACTTTTGCCTTCTCTTCGAGCTTCTTCTCCAGCTCAGAGACCTTTTTCTTGTAATAGGACTCCATCACCTTGTACTGCTCATCCTGCAAATAGATATAGCGGGTGAGCTTCTCGACCTCCTTTTCATGCACAACGCCATTGGTGTCAACGTACACGGTCTTCTCAACAAAGCGGTCGATACTGTCGTATCGGACCTCCTTTATCTTCGTTGTGTCATGGACGAAGACCTCGGTTGTGTCGTGTACTGCCAAAGTGTCAGTTACTATCTGTACCTCCTTGACAGAACGGCAAGAGACCGCACTGATAGCCAGACAAATCAATGCTGCCACCAGTGCGGCTTTTCTCAAACCGCTAACCAATAAAAAACTATTATGACATGAAAGAAAACCGTCTCGCATACTACTGTGCCTCTTTTTGTTCGTGCTGTGCCTGTTCCTGCTCTTTGTCAGCAAGATACCTATGGTACGGTCCGTTGAGGTAACTTTCTATATCGCCGACCTTCAACTCCATACGCTCCATCCGGCTGTCGAGGTTCTTCAATGTCACCATCATTTCCTTCTGATTACCGAGGTTTTTGGTCTCGGATTCTTTCAGTAAGTTAATGACTTTCAGCATTTCCTCTTTATAGAGGTTCGCCAAGCTGATTTCTGATTTCTGGGCCTCGACATTCGATTGGGCCACTTCGCTGTCTTTGAGTTTTACCTCATTGTCTTTGAGTTTCTTGTTCTGTTTCCAGAACCGAATCATAGCAATAATGCTAAGAATTGATGTCACTGAAAGGACGTCGATAATGATTGTTTGCCACCACATTGCGTTTGTTTATTTTAAGTGTTAGTTGAACCTATTTCGCTGCAAAAATACAAAAATATTTCAACTTGCGAAAATTATTCTTTGAACCGAATGACTCGACCACGGTTATCTTTCAGATAACCAAAGTTTATCGAATTGAGTCTTCTCAGCCATCCTTTCAAAAATACCTTCTGAGACGGGTCTTTTTTGACGATGGTATTGAAGAATTGCTCCCTTCTGTTCTTGATGAGATTGAAGAAAGCCTCCGGCTTCTTGGCGTTGAGGGCCGCGAGAGTTTGCGGGCCGACAATGCCGTCAGCCGGAACGTCGAGGAGCTGCTGTGGTATCTTGATTCCGTGTGCGCCGCTACCCCAAACCCAATCGACAAGGATGTTCGCGAGAGACTGACTCTTGATTTGGTCGGCCTTCCAGCGGTTCCAGTAGTGGGGCCTGAGAACTGCATCAACAGCCTCTTGGTCGGTTATCAGTTTCAGGTCGTCCACGTCGATGTCGCCGTCGCCATCCTTGTCGTAACCAACTTTACGCCATGTGGCAATCGTGACCCCTTTGTTAGTCGCACCGCCCTTGTCTGCCGGGTGGTTAGCAAAACCTCCCTCGAAGGAGAGGATGAATGGTGATAGGATGTTAATGTCTGCCATTGTATTTTGTTTTTAGTTGTTAAACACCTTTATACCAAGACCTCCCTGCGGATGTCCGCTTCTTGTAACACTGTCAAGCAGTGTATGAATGGCCTGAGTGTGCTGCGCTATTATCTGCAACTGCTGTAACTGAGGGTTGGTTGCGGAGCCGCCGGCGCCAAGAATATTGGCAATACGCTCGACATTCACATCGAGGTTTGCAGTGTACATCCTGACACTGTTCCAATATGCTTCGAGGATATTTGCTTGTTCTTCGGTCATGCCCTGTATGCCGGCTGCAAGGCCGCTGAGAGAGCCTTCTCCGTTACCGAGGTCCCACATACCAGCCAACTCCTCCAAAGCCTCGGAGATAAGCGGGGCCTGAGTAGCAAACTCATCCCGGATGGCCTGTAGTTCTGCCATAGTAACGGCCACACCACCCTCGCTACTCTCATTGACCGATTCGTCAATCATTCGGAAAGTACGTTCCAGCATAGCACCGGCAATACGCATCGTGGCCTGTTTCACAAACCACTCCTGCAAGAACTCATCGAAATGTTCCTGCAATGCCTCCAGACCGTCGCCGGTTTCAAGGAAGGCATCCTTCCATGCAGAGACAAATTCCTCGGCAGCACTCCTGTAGTTGACCTCTCCGACACCGCCGAACACCTCGATACGCTTCTGCTCCAGTTCCTCCAGTTCGTCGTATGCCTCTTGTATGGAGTCGCCGTACTCGCGTATCTTGTCCTCATCAGTGTTCTTTTTGGAGTTTTCTGCGCTACGCTGGGCCTCCAGAGCCTCTATCTGCTGCTTGATATTCTCGACCTGCTGATTGTAGGTGTCGATATAGGACATCGTGGTCCAAGTCTTCTCTATGGCCTTCTCCAGACGCTCATAGGCAGATTTCAACTCATCAATCTTCTTTTGCTGGTTCTCAATCTCCTTCTCATACCCAGCATCGTGCAGTTTGGATATTGCAGTAATAGCGGTCATCAGCAAGTTCAGAGCTTCGGCGATAAGACCGATGATACTCATAGCAGAATTGATAGCTATGCCGGCTGCGGTAAATGCCGCGACCATCATCGGTATCATTGTGAGGGCATTGGTAATACTACTAATCATCGTATTGCCAAACTCTTTCCATCCTTCTGTCAGAGCATCGGTCTTACATCCAAGAGCATCGAACATATCATAGAAAGCGTTACCCATACCAGCAACAGCGTTCAATGTAGAATTGATTGCAGCATTAAACTTTGCAAACGCGGCATCAAATTGGGTGAACGCTTCAAGATATTGCTTGAAATTCTGTATCTTTTTTACAGAAGTGTCTTTTTTACCTTGAACAACCTGAATCTCAGAGCCAACACTTGTTGATGTTTGGCCAGTTGCGACAGCCGTGGTTGCTGCATCTGACATCTGATAATTTGAAAGCTCTCTTCTCGCTGTCAACTCATCGGTAAGTAACTTTATTATCCTTTCTCTATCACTGATTTCTACCGCACGAGCGTTCATTTCATCAGTCTGAACGGTCGCATCGTATTTTGCTTTTTCCTGAGTGTTTTCTGTTGTCAATCGGTCAATGGCTTCCTGTATTGCATCATCCGACAGGTCTTCCATTGATGTTATCTTGCCATTCTCGTCAAGTCCGAGAACTCTATTCAGTAGAGGAATATCAACATTTGAATCAGCCTTCTGTAAGTTCTCCAAGGCTTTTTCGTACCCAGCAAGTTCACCCTGCAAAGTCTGCAAACGCTGTATCTCGTTGTCATAACCTTGTATCAGTTCAGCTTGTTCCGCTACAGCCTTATTGATGTTTTCTTTGGTTTGTTTCCAATTCTTACCACCAACCTCTTTATCCTGCTGAGCCTCCCTTATAGTTGTAAGGGAAGAGCGCATAACATCCAAAGGTTCCAAGTTCATTTGGGCTTCTAAAACCTTTTGACGAGCATTGATGGCTTCTTTCAAAGCACGGGGCGAGAGAGTCTCTGGATGCTGTAAAATCTCCTCAATTTTATCAAGCATCATCTGCATATATTCTCTTGGGAGTGATGATATATCGTCCATCATTTCCACATAAAAATCACTCTCTTTGAACGACCTCCAGTTTAAGTCATTCAGGTCGTTTTGATACTTTCTGTTTATATTTTCTATAATATTCTTACGCTGGGCCTTATCAGTAATATTTGCAGTTACGAAGGCAATATCCTGCGCGTGTTTCATTTCCAGTTTAGCCCTCTCGCTATACTCTTTTTCGAGGTATTTACTGTACTGCTTTACCTTCTCTTTTCTGGCTTTAAGTATTTCGGCGTCAATTTTGTCAGCCCACTTCCTGTACTCCTCCAAGTCTTTCACGGAAAATAATACATTTCCCTTCTCGTCTTTTGTTTGGCGGGAGTCATAAAAATCCTTCATTATCTCCTGCAACTTGCCTATGGATGTGTAGTCCAAGTCTGGGAAAAGGTTTTTCGCCATATCCTCAGAGATTCCGAGGTTTTGCAATTCGAGTGTGAGGTCGTAGTCATTGAAAGCCTCCTCCATCTGGCGTCCGAAGTCCTCGCGGATGCGCACTTGTGCATTGATGGTTATTTCTGTTTCAAGTTGGTCAATGTACTTTTGTACTTCTGCGGCAGCCTCGGGGCCTAACTTTGTGGCATATTCCATTACCTTTTCAAGCGCAGCAATCATTCCTGCATTGGTAGTAAAGTCGTAGTCGGTTATACCTGCCTTACCCAAAATCTCTTTAACCGACTGCTTATACGACTCTCTTACAGTTGCCTCACTCTTTGCATATCCGTATGCAGACTTGGCCAGCTTGTCATACTCTGACCTCATTTCTTTAATCAGGGACAGCATACGACTTGCGTTCTCTTTGGTCTTATCTCCCTTCCCGTCTTCACCGCCAGTACCATTGGTATTTGTCTTAGCCGATGATGCAAAGAAATCAATTTCCTCGACACCAATGAGAGAATTTTTAATCTCTTCAATCTCTCTCTGTGCATCAGCTATCAACTGGTGGTCCTGATTCTTGTATTTTTTCTCTCTTTCGGCTGAAACCTGTGCCTCCAAAGCGGCTATTTTAGCATGAGCGTTATGAAATGTAAGATATTCGTTCAATACTTTGTTATACCAGACTTTAGCCTCTTTTGTGGTGGCGCCCCCCTGAGTTTGCAAGACTGTACGGATAGTGGAAACAACATCTGCATTCCCCTCCACAATACCTTTGTTGATAAGTTCAGTATTGTCTGCAATAAAGGCCGCTACATCACCGTTATATTTTTCGGTTATTATCTTCTCATAATCAGATATTTGAGATATACTTTCCTCAAACATCCCCATAAACACATCTGCATTTTCCTCCATTGCTTTTTTTGCCGTAGGAGCATCATGCGGAAACGAGGATAGTTGAGGAAGTTCAGACATATATTTCTTTGCACCGCCGACATAACTACGCTCGTACACAGGCGTATTATGCTCACCGGTATATCCTGTAAGAACGTCAGAATAAAGGCTTTGGATAATATTACGATATTGCCCGGCAGCTTTCTCAATGTCTGACAAATCCAAATCCTTAATCTGTTTGAGGGCACCATAGAACGGAAGATTGTCCTCTCCCGCAAGGTGCATTCTCATTTGAAGTGTAGTGGCCATAGATTGAGCGGAAATCAACTCTCCTTTCAATTTACTCAATCCTTCCATGTATTCTGTGAGATTGGTCGTATAAGTATCGGAGAATAAATCTCCGAGCCAGCTACCGCCAGAATTTTGGGCCAAAATATTCTTTAGTGTCATCTGACGCTCCAACTCATCGTTATATTTGGTGATTGCGTCAGTGAGAGTAATCGTTCCATCCTCTTCGAGCTTCATGTTTTTCACAAGCTCAGGATAGTCGTTTGTGAGTTTTGCGAGTATTTCCCTATTCTCTTCTTTTTTCTTGTTTAACTCGTCAGTTGATAGTTTGTTAGAGTCAGTTGCCGTCTTGTTATCTTTGATGGCTTTGTTGTTGTTCTCAATAGTAGTCTGATACCCTTTAAGTTGCTCCTGAGTCTCATACAATCTAGTATTCTGCTCCATTATCTGGTCCTGCACAAACTTCACCTGTTTTGCATGATTGATAAGAGCAACTGTCGCTGCTGCTATTGCTATCGCTATGGCCAACCACGGGTTGCTAGCCATTGTTGTGTAAAGGCTTTTCATCATCACCTGCATCCTTGCTCCAGCCCTAGTTACACCGTTGATACTTTTCTTTGTGAGAATGGCAGAGGCATTAGCATACATAAGACCTCTTCCGAATTTGTATATTGTGGATATAATCAGAGGCCATGCTATAAGGTCAATAACAGTCTTCCATTCTCTCCAGTTTTTGACTATATTGTTCAGCAAGCCAACCAAATCGCGAATGGCTCCCTGATTGGCCTTACCGATATTGTTAAGCATCTGGTCATACGCATCATGCAGTTTATTCAACTGACCTTTCACGGTTTGAGATTGAATATATTGCATTTCGTAGAAGATTCCACCAGCGTCGGTCATTCTTTTGAAGATTGCCTCAACATCTTCAAATTTAACCATCCTCTTCTGGACCATATCCATAACCTGTGCGGTCGAAATCATTTCGCCTCTCGTCTTTGACAGGTATGTTGATAATTCACCGAGAATATTCACGCCAGCCTCTGTAAACTGACGGATTTCTGACGCACGGAGGTAATTTGCAGCTTTTACCTGACCATAAGCAAGAATTAAGCGCTGCATATCGACACCGAGACCGGCAGACACGTCAGCGAGACGTTTTGTTGTATCAAATAGCTTTTCTGTCTCGATGCGATAAGCCGCCAGCTGCTTTGTATATTTCGTCAACTGCATTGCAGTGAATGGCGACTGGAGGGCCGCTTGCATCGTCTTGTCCCATATTTCGTCAGCAACCTGTTTATTCTGCAAAATCGACCGCAACGCGACCTGCTGCAACTCAAATTCGCCTCTCGTTTCAACCAGCTTACGCCCGAACTGAACAAGGCCCTGAGCAGAGAAAGCAATGCCAAACGCATACCCAAGACGCTGTGCCAAACCGATTGTTTTGCTTAACGAATTGTTGAGCATATCAGCTTCCTTTTTGGCAGTCCCAAGGCCCAATGCTTTTGCAACATTCTGACCTCTACCTGAGCCTTGAAGGATGGCATTCTGTTGGCTTATCAGTCTGGCTGTTTTTGCTAACTCCTTATTGAGGTCGGCAACAGACCTCATCTGACCCTCAAACTTGGTTTTCCCACTTTTGTTTGAAGAGGCCCTGTCGATTGCTTGCTCTAGTTGAAGCTGCCTTTCTTGGAGCTTTATTATTTTATTTCTGGCCCTAGCCTCTTCTTTTATTCTACTTGCCAAAGCATTGCTATAGGCAGTTCCTTGTGTTTTATTAAGTCCAACCGAAGTGTTTGAAATCTTTAAGACTGTGGATAACAAATCCGCAGCATCTTTCTTCGACATGGCCAACATCTGTTGCAGAGTGTTCAGGTCGGACGTCTTGTATTGGAAAAGGCCAAGTGTTTGTGGCTTATTGTCCTTTGTGATATTTTCTATTGTAGCCTTGATGGATGCCGGGGTGAGCTTTCTCCCATTTTCGTCAACCAACCTCGTTACGATGTCAATGGTTCTGGCGCCCTTAATGTCTGTGCCAGACAGCTCCGACACCAAACTCCTGAACGCATCTTTGCTTATTCCAACCCCTCGCACGATTGCATCAAATAACGCCTGAGAATCTCCCTGCGCTGCCCTTATCTTGACATCAGCTTCGGTCAACTCCTTATTCAAGTTCTTTAACGCGGTTGCAACATTGTCTGCCATAGCGGTATGTTTTTATTCGTTTGGAAACTGTATTTTGACCCCAAGGTCGTTGTTCAACTCCTGCACACTTTTCCCCTTTGTTGTTACTATTTGTCCTTTTCTTCTTTCTATCTCCTTCTTGGATAAACATACTGAATGAGTATTATCCATTCCCATTATCTTTATCATCGGTATGCTGTACTTCCATTGATAATCCTCTATTGTCATGTAAGGATTATATTTCAGAAAGTCCACCATTTCTCCAATTTCACTGACGGAACGGATTATTTCGCTTCTACTCTCTTCATCTTCGTCCTCGTCCGCTTCTTCTCCGTCACCTGTGCTCTGAATATCTGGAGCATACCCAGAGCTTCCATAAAAAAAGACACATCAACCATCTGGATGCAGTCCCAAAGTATCTTGATAAGCTCCTCCTTATTGGCGTTCCACATGATAGTGTCATAGGTGCGCTTGAAGAGCTTGCTGTACCCTTGATTGGGGTCGCCGTTCTGGTAGATGCGATTCTTGTCGTTCAACAGGGCCAGCGTAACGACCGTCACGGTGGCCGGCATGGTTGCCGCCAGACCTATGATTGAGTTCTCATAGGTCGCAGACTCCATTTCCTTGATTTTTCTCACCTCATCAACAATGAGGTACTGAGTGCCGAAACGGAGAGGGCGCATTTCCCACTCGGTCCCTGCAAATTTCTCTATCGAAGGAGCGTCCGCGATAATGGCCGCAAGCCTATTCTGGGCCTCCTCGCTGACGAACAAATCCTTGTTCTTTTGTTCTTTAAGACGTTGCTTAACGTCTGATTTTGCTTTTACTAAAGGCATCTAGTTAAAGTTTTAATTCAGGTGCAAAGATACGAAGAATTTTGCACTTGTCAGAAACTAAATTACAGCCACAGCCGGATTATCGTCCGACACGACGATGTTGTGTCCGCAACAATCCTGATTACCAGTCGTCGCGGGATTCGGGGTGTCAAAGACAGTTTCTCCGTCCTCCTCGGCCCTGTGGTTGAAAACGATGACTCGATGGGCCTGAGGAGCAAACAAAACAGGCACATTCGGCGTATAGACATTCGTTCCTGCAATATTGTCTGCAAGAGGCATGAGTTGATGGATAGCATGACCTTGCGCCTGAGAGGAAGACTGGATGATACCGCACCGGCTGGAGAACAACGTGCCACTGACATTACCCTGAGAGCCTCTTGTCTTCATCTGCTGCAATAGGAGTTTGCTGTTCAGAAGTACCTTCGGTAGCCAGACATCAGGTGTGCTCGTATCAGAAAACCTGACCATAATCAGTGCGTACAGCGTCTCGTATTCCGGACGCAATGCGGCAGCACCATAGGTATCGTTTGTGTAAGCCATGAACAAAGCCTTCAATACGGAGTTCTGCAAGTCCAAGCACTGAGCCGTGAACTTCCATTCCCCTGTCGTTACGTTCTTGACTAGGGCTTCGTTGGTAAACTCGTTCTCTTTCGTCTGGGTGTCTCCGTCGCTCTGCTCCAGAGTGATACTGTCGCCGATGATGGCCGACAGGTCGTAAAGGTTCTGGCCCAACACATACTGCGACAACGTGGTGTCATAGCGATACGGAAGCACAAAGAGATTTCTTGCGTTTTTCAGCAACTTCCGTCCTGTTTTTGTCCTTATTATTGGCATGATATTCGTTTGTTTTTAAGAAAGAAAGGGAGAAGGTACTCGACCTCTCCCTTTCCCTGATAATGAGACGTTAAGTCAACCTACGACTAGGCTGCGTCGGCGTGGACGTCGGTCAGATAGACCGTCGAGCTGGACGTCGAGCCGGTGCCGGGAACATAAGCGGCCTTGCCGTTGGTGCTGTCGTTGGGGAGGTACAGCATCGGGGTGTCGGCGGCATTGGAGGCACTATAGGTAATGGCTGTCGATGGGGCTTGGGCGCCAGCGTTAGGAAGGGCACCAACGACAACTTCCTTCGAGAGGATGGTGCCGGCGAGTTCGCCACGGGCGATGTCGGTACGCATGTTCTCCAGAGTTGCCTTGGAGTTCATCTTGACGTAAGGCAGCACGAGGTCCACGTCGTCGAACTTGATGCGAATCATAACGTAGAGGTCCTCGTACTCGGACGGGAACACCACGGCGTCGTTGACAGTCTTGCAGCCGAAGAGGGCCAGCATGATGTCGTTCTGGAAGTCGAGGCACTGGCAGGTGAAGTTCATCTTGCCCATCTTGACGTTCTCGTCGAGGGCGGTGTCACCAAACTCCCAAGGGATTTCGGTGCGGTCGGGGTCATCAGCAGTGATACTCAGGGTATCACCCACGATGTCATGGATGTCGTAGGTGGTCTCACCGAGCAGACCTTCGGCGGTGTACGGGGTAACAAACATACCCTTGGCGTCCTGAAAACGACGCTGACCAGTGTTGAGGTGTTTAAGAGTTGCACTCATTGTTAATCCTTTCTGTATTTAAGTTGTTAATTTACTTTGTGATTGTCAAATTGAAATGGACGAAATTGGTATGCCATCCGATGTTATTGTCGTAATCTGCGGCATTTGCAATCCGTTCTATGGAGTAGTGGTCATTGTGAGCGGTATCAAGCACATCACATAGTTTTGTTTCTAACTGTGCCATTACCGGAACATTTTTTGAGCCGTCTGCATTGGGTCTCGCATACAATATAACGTACACGGTTCCCCAGCTATACGTCCCATTGTCATTCAACGGCATATCACAGTCAATGAGCACCATATCGTTCCAAGACTCTCCTATTGAAGAAGGGAGTGTACCTGCAAAAACGTGGTCTGACACAGCACTATAAAGGATGCTGTACAGGTACTCTTCGACCTTTGATGTGTTTGCGTATCTATTTACCTCTCTCATATTACATTGAATATCTGACCTTCATATCCAGTTCTGGAAAGAATATATCCATATCTCAAATTGCCACTGTGTTTTCTTCCTGTCATTTCGCGCAATGCGTTTGCTATATTCCAAACCATCGCATACAAAACTCTCTTATTGAAACCTTTGTATCTCCTGTCAGGATAAGCTCCTTTTGCTTCAAAACGGGCCGCCGCATAGTGAGCAACGACCAAAACGACAGTCCATCCTTTCGGGTCTATCGGCAACTTACTCTTGTTGTGCAAAAGGAAATCGCGGATATTCCCCAATCTGGCGTATTCATTGTGGGCCGCCGGCGTACCAACAGAATTTGAAAGGAGGAGATTGTTATGGTAGATGCCGAATCCGATTGAGTTATTCACCTCTTCGATTATCGACCTCAACTCCCCGTACCTTTCAATGGATTTGTTGATTTGAGTATTGATGTCTGCATCATTTTTGCCTTGATTTACCAAGGCGTTCTGCTTTGCAATCAACCTCTCCTCTCTCCGGTCTGCCGCTTTTGTCAAAGAGGCGTAATTCGGTATTTTACTACCAGACATAAGCCCTCTTATCCATTTAACCAGCGTTTCACGAATAAGTTTGTTTAATTGCTCGTTTGTGAGGCCCTTGATTGTAACTCCTAGGGTTTTGCGAAGACGCCATCTGACGGACGAGACCAAACTCTCGTCATACAGATACCCAAGAGGTATGCAGCAATAGATACCACCATATTGATACTTGCTCATACGTCGGTAGCCTCCACTCTTGCAAGATAACCACGGCAACGGTGCGGCACCACGTCGCTCCCTCGCTCGGTATAGTTGTCGAAAGGCCCCAGCTGAGACGGGAACACGCCTATTACCTTGCCGGAAACAAGCAACCCGTACTGGTAGCCCTTGAACATGTGTCCTCGCTGGACCGGGATTTCCGTGGTGTCGCTATCGAAAGGAACGTACACGCCATAGACAGCTTTCGCGGTCGCCGTGGCGCGGAAATTTGACTCCTCCTGAATATCGCAGACTACCTCGGCGATAGTAACCTCTGTCTCGACCTGTTCGGTCAAAGGCTTCGTCTTGTCTATCTCCGATTTGTAGAACTTGCCGGTAAAAGGAAAGTCTTGAAGTTCGTCCCTGTCGATGTATGCCATGATTCTGTTTGTTAGATGTCGTTACGGAAGAAAACGTGTGCAGAGTTGTCAGGCAGCTCTTCGAGCTTTTCATCCTCATACTGACTGTAGATGTTATACAAGTAGTTGTAAATCTCCTCCTTGTTGTACATCGTCTGGGAGCCAACGCCTTTCTTGAAGCTGCCGTGTGCTTGGTCAAAGCTGGCCCAGACAGTCGGCGAGAGATAGGCGGTGAGCAGAAGGTCTGCGGTAATGAGGTCGCGCTGACGCTTCGTCAGTTGCGCATAGGCGGTTACTTGGTCAACTCCCCTCTCCAAGGCGATGCGTGTAAGCACCGCCTTGTCGAAGGTGAAGCCGGTAAGACCGCTCATGTACTGTAAGATGTCAAACTCTATAGCAGCCATAATCGTCTATTCCTTTTTTGAGTTTACTTGGTGTACCAGTTTCCGTTAGCACTGGCCGAGCCGGTGTTCAGGATGAAGTGGAACAGGAACTCATCGAGCGACGGAGTGCTCGAATAGATGTAACGAGTACGGTATTCGAGGTCGCGACCGTTGGGCCAGATGGTGTTGTTCAGGTAGCCAAGACCCATCAGAGCAGGGACGTAGAAGTCCTTGATGGCGGGGTTGGAATACTTGTCGTCGAACCACTGAGCGTCGATGATGTCGGTGTGACGAATCATACCGGCGCGGCCCAGAGGACGGAGGGTGGCAACACCAGTCTTCCAACCGTGGACGATGCCCTCGAAGGCGTCGTACTGAGCGGAGTCGTGGATGAAGAGGGTGCAGTTCTTGATGCGGCTGTTCAGCATAGCCAGAATGTCAGCATCCTCGAAAGTCATGCCGGCAGTTGCAAAGTTGAACTGGTCGGTGCTGAGGATGAGAGGATTGGCTTTCTGAGCCATCACTTGCAGAACTTCCTTGTTCTTCTTGACGTAGTTGTCCCAGATGGCCTTCGGTAGGTCGAGCTGCCACTTCCAGTTCTTACCGAGGACAGTGTTAATCTGCTCGATGAGGCGGTTCATGGACTCGATGAACAGGCAGTCGAGGTCAGCCCAAGTGGTCTGGACTTCCGAGCTGCCGGACATCTTGTACACGCAAGCGCCGAGGAAGTTCTTGGCGGGGATGTCGGCCTTGTGGATGCCAGCGTGGATGCCAGCGCCCTTGTCGTAGAAGACGTAGCCGTTGGTCATCAGCTGCTCACCCATGTTGGTCAGGGTCATGTTGGCGCCGTCGATGAAGCCCTGCACCTTGTCAGCGTAGCTGGCGATGAGCTGGGCGTCGTACTCGCCGTAGGTGTCGCGGAGAGCCTCGTAGCGGGCCTTCTTATCCATCATCGTGGCCTTGGTCTCGTGGAAGTGACGGGTCGTGAAGTGGGCGATAGGCACCGTGTAGCTCTTGGCGTTACCCTGCTCGACGGGCATGGAGTCGCCCAGAGGAGCACGCATGTCGGACATGACACCATGTTCGACCTCACGCATCATGGCGGTAACGACGGCAAAGCCGTTAGAGTCATGGGCGGTGATTTCGGGGTCGATGTCAAAGTCGTCGCGCCAAGCGGCAAAATTGTTGATTTCAATGAGGTCAGGGTTGTTGAGGATTTCGGTCACAACCACACGGCCTTCTGGACTCCAGATTTGGAAGAACGAAGACTCGGAAAAATCAGGATTTTTGTGCATGGTAATCTCCTTTCTTTTTTAATTAGCCTTCGAGAGTGGTTACACGGGTGTCAAGGGCTTTGACAGCTGCATCCAGAGAAGCAGCCTTCTTGCCGTTGAGCTGCCAGTTGACGTGATACATTCCGGGAATGTTGCACATGTTGAGGTCGAGGACGCACTGAGGTATCGGCGACATCCTGTGAATCCACATCAGACCACCGAGAGCCGGGGTGTACTGGTAGCGGGCCTTGTAGAAGTCGGCATCGGTGACAGCGGTGATAGCACCGGTCTCACCGTCGCGGGTGACTTCGATGTCGTCGATGTTCTCGTTCTCGAAGAAATCGGCGTCGCAGTCGAACACACCGTTGATAGCCTTGACAAGCATTTTCTTGTCAGAACCAGCCTCCTCAGCCTCGACCATGATGGCGCCCTTGGCGATGGTCAGAGACGCGCTGATAGTAAGCTGCCAAACAGGGGTGGAGACACCACCAATGGTAGCGGAGGTCGCGCTGACGGCGGTCACAGTGACGGCTGTGCCGGTTCCACCAATGACGGCGGGGGCAACCATCAGGACATCGCCTACGAAGGGTTTGTGACGAAACTCGTCACGCTTGATGTAAACCGTGGTGGCTGCACTGACAGCATCGGCAACCTCAAAGGTGCGGAGAATATAAATCTCCGGGTCGAGCTTGTCGCTGCCAACTTTGGGACGATACTCCAGAAGGTCGCCGGCAAACATCTTGGCGCGGCCCTTGGGAGGATTCATCACCTTACCACCGAACTGCGGGTAAACCAAATCGTCATGGTTTCCCACCAGATTGACGAAAACATTACGGGCACCGCCGATGTCACCCTTTTTCTGGATGAGACCGAGGCCACGAAAATGTCCGTTAGGAGTGATTTCTGCCATTGTTAATTGAATTTAAGTCGTTTTTACTTGTTTTTCTGTGGTTGATTCCACCGGGCCTCTGCGACCTGACATGTTCCTTTTGATAGCGGCGGCAGCGGCCACAGTTGACTTCACATTGGAGTTGTCGTCATCATCGCTTCCAGTGGATTGTGGAGTAACCTTGCCGCCTTTCGCGTGGGTCTTGTTGTAGAAAGCCACATAGTCTTTGGCCTTGGCCTCGACATCGGTTTCGGCGGTAATGCTAATCTCGGAGAGGTAAGCCTCAATCCAATCCTTGTCCTTAATGCTTTCGCCCATCTTTGCGACAAGCTGCTTACGCTTCTCGGTGACGGCTTCCTCGGCATCCTTGGCGGCCAACTTCTTTTTCATCTCGGCAATCTCATCCTGCATTGCTTTCAATGCGGGGTCGTCTGTCTTGATGGTTTTGTCGTCGTCGTCAGTCTTAGGAGGCTCCTTGCCGTCGAGTTTACGTTGCAGTTCTGCAAGCTGCTCCTGCATGGACTCTGTTGCGGTTTTTTTCAGATGCTTCGCGAAACCGAGGGCAGAAGACACGTTCTTCTCCACAAATCCGACGAAAGCATCCAACTCCATTTCACTGTTTTCGCCGACCATTTCCATGCAGTTGCTTACTGCTTCCTCGATGGTACGTTTAAGGTCAATACCTTTGGCCTTGTCTGCGAATTTGCTAGTGATACTTTCAATAGCTTGTTCTTTGGTGAATTTCATGTGAATTTAATTTTAGTGAATACTTTTCGAGCGGCAAAGATACAAACTTTTTTTTGAACAATCCAAAAAATATTTTTCAACAAGTTACGCGACATCAGTTAAAGTATTGATTTAATTGAAGTTTAACTTTAATGAAAAAGTTGTAAAATTCTGATTTTGTACATCATAAACGACATCACTTCGACCTCAACTTGAAGAAAATTTTTGTCATTTTGAAAAATGTTCGTACTTTTGCACCGGATTTAATTATAGAAATTAAGGTGGCAGAAGAGCAAATAATCATTCGTCCACACGAGGGTTTCCAGAGAGCTTTCGCCCGGACAAACGTCAATGTCTGCTTCTCCGGCGGTATGCTTGGAGGCGGTAAGACATTCGGCGCCGCTCTCGCCACAGCCGAACCTATCCTCGACCCGAACTGGCGAGGTCTTGTCGTCAAGAACAACATCGACGACTTGAAGCGTGGTGGTGGTGTCATCGACACATTCAACAAGGAATTGTACGGCGAGTGGACCAGCCTCCGTATGTCGGAAATGCCACGACTCACTTCCCCGTATGGCTCATGGATAGACTTTGCTCATCTTGCAGACCAGAGCGTCGATGCCATCCTGCGTCGTTTCAAGAGTAGTCAGTACGACTGGATATATTTTGACGAATTGACGGGTTTCACTTGGGATGCCTTCAAGACTCTGCTTACCCGTAACCGTGGTAAGTCAAAATTTCCGGGCAAATGCCTCGCGACCACCAACCCTGAGAGGGAAAGCTGGATTCGCAAGTTTATCGACTGGTACATCGGCGAGGACGGCCTTATCATTCCTGAACGCGACGGCGTTGTCAGATACTTCTATGTCGTCGGAAAAACGGTCGATGAGGTTGTCTGGGGCGACAGCAAGGAAGAGGTCTATGAGCAATGCAAGTACGCAATCGACAAACAGCTGGACGGCATATTTGGATTTATGAAGGGCCGCGACAAGTGGCCGCATATGATACGCTCGTTTGTATTCTACCTCGGCAGGATGAGCGAGAATCTTGATATGCTCGAAAACAACCCGGACTACATCGGAGCCATCGCCATGTCCGGCGGCGCAGAGGCTGCCAAAATGCTGGAGGGCAACTGGAATGTATCTTCCAAAGACGAGGAAGACAATCTGGTTACTTACGAGGAGGCTTCGAGCGTATTCCTGAACGACCCGCAGAGAAACGGCGACAAGTGGATTACGGCTGACCTCGCAGACTTTGGCACCAACAACTTCCTCCAGCTGGCTTGGGACGGCCTTCATATCTTCGACATCGACATAGCTCCGTTCACTAAGCCTGTTGACAACGCCAACAGAATGAAGGCTTTTGCCAACAAACACAACATCGGCTATTCTCACATCATATTCGACGGCATCCGTGGCAGATACATCAACGACTACATCCCGGAGGCCATACCATACGAGAGCTACAAAGCCCCGATGGGAGTCAATGCCCTGCAATATGTGAAGCTGAAAGACTGTTGTTACGGGAAACTGATATACCTGATAAAGAACGGATATATCTCATGCTCGGAAGAGGTGGCGAGAAAGCTATACACCAACGTGGCAGAGAAGCGCAAGTCCGACATCACAGTCCGGGAGGAATTTATCGAGGAAGCCCGCGTCATCCGCTACGTCGATGCTCAATCAGGAAAGAAGCGCCTTATGACCAAAAAGGAAATGAACAAACTCCTCGGTCGAGGCCGCTCGATGGACCTGATGGACCCGTGCTCGATGCGTATGTACCCCCTGCTCGACATCCCTGACGGCTACGAGCTGGAGAACAGCCGCAAAGATATGGAAGACTATCAGGACGATATAGATAGAGGAAACAGAATAGATATATATGATGATACTCAATTTGGTATAAGTTATGGACAATGAACAGATAAAAAACACAGTTGAGCGTTTTAAGACTGACGGCATCCGTGTCAGAGACATAGCATACATCCTGCTTTCAAAGATGTTCTCCGACACGAAGACTGCCTACCAGTGCTTATTCGGCACACAAGAAGGGTACAGCGACTATATCAACGACGAGTTGAGGAGTAAGCTGGAAGAATATATGACAGAAGAGGGTTACATCCGGGCCATAAGCACCGATGAGGATGACGGAAGCATCACCTTCGAGGAAAACAAATCGGCTCTTACGAAGATGATTGCCGACATCGAGCGCGATATGGAGAAGGGCGTTATCGAAAAGAAAGACGGTTATGCCAGAATCGTTGACATCCGCACCAAGTTGAACGACAAGTTCAAGGTTGAGGCGTCGAAGCGAAACAGGATGATTATCGTCGAAAAGAAATTCGATTTCATCTGCCCCCACACCAGACACGAGTGCTACCAGCTCGACAAAGAAGCCGCAATGGAAAAGTTTAACTTAATCGAAAAACCCAATAACGATGGAAACCAGCAATAAAACAACTCAGGAGCAAATCGACGAGCTGCTTGCAAAGACAGCCGACGATGTAAAGGCGTTACTCACCGACCGTGAGAAACTCCTCAGGCGAAAGCCGTTTACCCGTGGAGGCAAAATCCAGCAAACCTACAAGAACCAGAAGCCGGTCCACCTTGGCTCGAAAGTTGCCGCCAGACAGTCGTGCATCAAGAAAGAGGTCATAAGCCAAGACAAGTACATGGCCGAGCTTGACCCCAACATGCACGATGTCCTGTTCGACGAGAACATTCCGAGCATCTGCGTCCGCACAGAGAACGGTGGTGTGGTGGAAATCAAGTTCGTCAAGGCCGCACAGCCGTTCCAACAGTGCATTATGGAGAAGCAGACTCTCCACATGGCCTGTCTTCCAATGAAATTTACCTTGTCCGACAAGAAACCGGCAGAGAGTGTTCAAGAGGACTTTGTTACATTCAAGCACTTCTGGGACCTCCGCAATCAGGACGGCATGAAGGTCAAGATGGTGGCTACTGCCAAGTCATTCGGCGACGCCGGCCTGTTGTACTACATCGACCGCCACGGCGAAATCAAGTCGAGGCTCATCAGCTACGAGGATGGCTATGTCATCTGCTCCCACAACGACATGAATGGCGACCGTATGCTGGAGGTGGTGTACTACACATCGTCCGACGGCGAGGAACTAATCGACTGCTGGGACGATTACAATATGTACCGCATCCGGTATGTGTCCGACAACGGCGACTACGAGTTGCAGGTCATCCCACACCCGTTTGGCGAGATTCCCCTCATCACCAAGCGCACCAAGGTTGCTTGGGACAACGGCCAGACCCTCATCGAGAGCTACGAAAGACTCGACAATATCTTCAAGGTACTCCAAAACAAGTTTGGCTGGGGCCTCCTATACGTCAAGGGCCGTATCGACCAAAAAGCAAAGAAACTCGCCGGCAACATCGTCCTAAACGACACCAGCTACGAGGGTAAGGGCGACGCCAAGTTCCTCGACCCTCCCTCGCCGCAGAACTCCATCGACACTCTGGACCAGATTTTCGCGCAAATCCAGATTGCCTGTGGCACGACCTTTATCCTGCCGAAGGACATCCATACTTCAAGTGATACATCAGGTGTAGCGGTCCAAATGACTCAGAGTCTGGATATTCAGACTGCCAAAAACGGTATTGTTGAGTGGCAGAATGTGGCCGATAAGATGGTTCGCCTGTTCAAGCGCGGCCTCGCCGTTGAGTTGGTAAACAAAGACCCCAACGACCCGTTCTACAAACCCGATGCCATCACCGAGTTTGACAAGATGAGAATCAACGCCAGCTTTGACATCTGGCAGCCGTTCTCCGAAGCTGAGTACAACCAGATGCTCTCCACCATGAAAACTAGCGGCATCTTGTCGCAGAGAACCGCTGTCGAAGCGAACACTATCAGCCGCCCGGATGAAGTCGAGCGCATCCAGCGTGAGCAGGAGGAGTTGGCTCAGAAGGAGCTTGACAAGCTGGAAAAGACCGGCGCCATAAATGCAAAATACGCCTCCAAATCGAACAAAAACAACAAAGACGAATAATCTACCATGAAAGAGATAAAAACGCGAGAGGAGCTGCGAGAGGCCGCAAATCAGGCCCGCTCCGTTGTAATGTTCGGCAAGGAGGACTGTCTGCATTGCTCAATCGTCCGAACATGCGTCGAAAGTGTGGAGAAATACTACCCGCTTCTTGGTTTCCATTTTACAGAAAGCCGGGAACTCTCCAATGCTAGGAATATCGACGCCTACCCTGTGCTGGTGTTCTACGAGAACGGCATAGAACAGGGCAGATTGATTGGTAGCAGCCATATCCACAAAATCAAAGAGTTGTTAAACCTTTGGATATTAAAGGAATAACCGTTTAATTCACCTTTTTATTAACAAAAACTTCACACAAATG